CTCCCGCTTCTGGCGCTGCGGCTATTCGCCCGACGCCTCCGGATCGAACGCCCGCGGGAACTTCCAGTCCGGCTCGACCTGCTACGCGAGCTGCGACTACACCAAGACGGCCTGCGTCGCCCGCGGCATGTACACCCGGGATTCGCTCAGCCGCCACACCGGCCGCTTCGGCGGCTCGCAGTGGGATCCGCAGACGCGCGAGTTTCAGAGCCGCGAATACGTCAGCGGCAACCAGATCCTGATCTTCCTGCCGCCAAACACGGCCAAATATGGCTCCTATTGGCCCGATGTGCTGGGCACCGCCTGGGTGGATCCGGTGATTGCCGACCTGGTCGGCGACGCAAACTTCACCAAGCTGCACGCCGTCTGCGCCGTCGGCGATATCGGCAATGACCCGAGCAAGGTGAAGGTGCTGGTGAACGACGTCCAGATCCCCTTCAACACCCCGAGCACCAAGACGGCCTGGTGGAGCTTCATCAACTCCGGCGGCCGCGACGGCACGCCCGATCCCGACACGTTCTTCGGCTCGGGCTCGGGCGACCCCTTCGGCGGGCTCGCCTGCCTGCACATCGCCGTGCCCCGCCAGCTCGCCGACGCCGGCTCGAATCCCCGGGTGCAGATTCTCGCCTCCGGGCCGCCGATCCGCGTCTACAGCGATCCGGTGACCCCGGTCTATGCCGGCCAGCACACCGACAACAGCGCCTGGATTCTCATGGCCCTGCTGATCCGGTCCGGCTGGCAGTATTCCGAGCTGAACATTCAGAGCTTCTACGATGCCGCGCAGGTGTGCGGGGCCGCCATCTCACGCCAGACGCCCGACGGAACCGCGGTCACCGATATCCGGTATCGGGCCAACCTGGCCCTGGTGCAGCGCCGCCCCGCGGCCGAGTTCATCCGCGGCGTCCGGCTGGGCTGCCGCGGCCTGCTGGTGCCCAACGGTTCGACCGGGCTGCTCGAGTGCTATATCCAGCAGACTCTCGCGGACCAGCAACCGGCGCCCGTCCCTGGATCGAACTACAACACCGCGGTTGCTTCCAAACATGCCGACGGCACCGCCGGAAGCGGCTATGTCGCCTACGCTTTCGACGAATCGAACCTGCTCCCGGATAGCGACGGCGTGCTGGTGCAGATCGATCAGCTCACCAACGCCGAATCGCCCAACAAGGTCGGCTTCGCTTTCCCCGACGCCGACCGCGATTTCGTCCAGGATTCGCTCAACCAGGTGGACACCTCCGACCAGGCCCGCGTCGGCCAGGAGATCCCCGGCTCGATCGCGCCCGAGGGCATCGTCACCTTCGACCAGGCCCAGCGCGCCATCGCCACATACCGCTCCGAGCTGATGGACGGCAATCCGCGCGGCGACTCCGGCGGCACCTATACGTTCACGCTCTCGACCAGCTTCCGCGCCGTGCATCTGCGCATGGGCCACATCTGCATGCTGAGCCTGCAGCAGGAAGGCTTCACCGGCCAACTGATCCGCATCCTTGGCATCCAACCTTCGACGAACTTCGAAACGGTCACCCTCACTGCGCGCTGGCACACCGACGACTGGTACACCGACGCCTGGGGCCGCTCCGGCCAGCCCTCCGGCACGGGCGCAGGCTTGCGGACTCTCGAGCGGCCGCCATTCCCCTGGCTACCGAATACTGAAGCGCCCGCGGCCGCCGATTCGATGCTCGATCCCACCGAGCTGTATTTCGCGATCGCGCAGAGCTACGAGACGCTGGCCGACAAGACGGCGCTCGCCAAGCTCACCGTCTCCGGCTGTCAGCCCGTCAACTCATTCAGCCAGGCGGTGCGCGCGCCGCTGGTCTCCAGCTTCGGTAACACCGCGCCCACCGGTGGAACGCTGGGGAGCGGCCTCGGCGTCTACCTGGCTCTCTGCGCGATCGACGCGGCCGGACTCTACAGCGCACCATCCACCGTGTGCCAGGTATGGATCCCGGCTGGAACTTCGACCAACACGGCCACCATCCCCATAGTGAGCTGGGACCCCAATACCGCCGGCTGGGCGCTATTCGCCGGCGTCGATCCCAACCACATGTGCTTCCAGCAGGCCGGAACGACGCAGCCTTCGAGCATCACCATCGGCTCGCTCGCCGCGGCTTCCTGGGGAATGCCCGACGTCGAGTTCGATCACCTTGAGGTGCGCGTCAAGCGCGTGATCCATGGCGGCCCATGGGCCATGCCCATCACCTCCGCCGGCGCGAACTCGGTCACCATCACGGGCGCCGGTTGGACGGAGAATTATGCGGGCTACGATGTCTCGCTCTACGGCCAGGCGGGCAACTCCGCGAATCTCCCGATCGTGAATATGCGCGTCGCCTCGAATACCGGCGACACCCTCACCTTCACCCACAACCTGCCCGTCGCCCTGCAACCTGGCGACGTGGTGATCATGCGGTCGAAGGCCTCCACCGTCACCGCCAATTCAATCTCCGATCCGCTTTGGCAGAGCGCGTTCTATCCCTCGGGTTTGACGCCCGGCGCCGAGGTGGGCCGCGTGCTGCGCTTCATCGCCGGCACGGGCCGCGGCCTCGCCTACACCATCGCCGCCAACACGGCGACCTCGATCACTATCGACGGGCAATGGGTGATCGCCCCCGATTCCACCTCCCGCTACATCGTCGAAGAGCCGGAGTGGCAGGAGTACGTCGAGACCAGCTCGACGCCCAACACCGACCCCGCCAAGTTGATCAGGATCCCGGTGGGCGTCGATAATTTCGTGAAGCAGAGCCTCCTGGTCCAAACCAGGACGGTCGATGCTACCGGCCAGACCGCGTTCGAGACGCTCTGCCAGGTCCGCGAGATCTATCTGTTCGGCTCTCCCGGATCCACGGCCAACTTCCAGAGCCAGATAGCCCTGAGCGTCGATGGGACCATCGCCATCGGCTCGGACATGACGCCCCACGTCGCGCTCCAGTCCGCGGTGACGGCGAGCGGCGTGACGGCGCTTCTGAAACAGGCCTCCTCCGGGGCTGACGTGACGCTGACCATCAAAGTGGGCGGCACGGTCTGGCTCACCCTCACCATCCCCGCCGGAACGACTAGCGCCTCGGCGACGGCCGGCCAGGTCGCCGCGCTGGCCGCGATCGCGCCAGGCGCGGTGATCACGCTCGACCTCACCAGCGTCGGGACCACTTTCCCCGGGTCCGATCTCTCCGTCCTGATTTACCTCTAATGAGCTCCGAGACGATCTACAAGCTGCAGCCCGACCGTACGCTGAGCCTTCGAGGCTTCGACCGCCGCGGCGCGGCCGCCGCGCTCCATCACGCCAGCGCGACCGGCTTCCAGCTCTCCGGCGTCTTCAGAGACTTCGCCGATTTCTGCGTTCTCACGCTCTGGGACGCCGACGATCAATTCGGCCATTATCTGGCACACAAGTACCTTCCCGATTTCGATTTCTCGGGCATGGTACTTACGTTCGATGTCGCCGCATCGGGAGTCCAGCCGCTCGACTCACCCGCCTATCAGTGGATTCCCTGGCGCTCGCTGAGCTATATCCGGCCGGATGGATCCTCCGGATCGATCGACCTGGCCGCGCACATCACCCAGGTTGGCGGCTCGCTGGCCTCCGCCACCGGCGTGTTCACGATCGCCACGCCCGGCGCCGTGCCCGGCGATCGCCTGACGCTGTGGTTCCAGAACATCGCGTTCGATTACTGGCCCGGCCTCGGCGGCGATACCGCGGCCGCGGTCGCGGCGAACCTGGCCACCCAGATCAATGCCTATACCTGGACCGGCTATGCGACCTGGCTCTCGGCGAGTTCGTCGGCGAACGTCCTGACGGTCACCGCGCATCCCGCCGGCGCGGACGGCAACCGGGTCACGATGTATGCGATCTCGGCCGGAACGAACCTGACCTGCAATACGCCGGTGACCTTCTCGGGCGGGACGTCGGCGGCGACCTGGCGCGTGTCGATCGACTTCACCGCGCTGGGCATCGACCAGCTCCGCCAGGCCTGGCTCACCATCGCGCCGCAGCTCAGGCCCGGAGCTTACTCGGATACTGAGTGGAGCGTCACGGTCTCCAATTGGACGGTCACCGATCCGGGCGGAAAGCGGCCGCTGAAGATTGCGTCGCCGGCGAGCAGCGTGCGGATCGGCAGTAAAGACGCCTGGGTGAGCTACAGCGGATCGAGCTGGATCGAGGAAGCCAGCAATCAGCCTGGCGTCACGGGCTGGTTCCATCGCGGCTTCGCGCGCCGGGCGAGTTCACCGGGCGATTCGGTCACCATTCAATATTCCTGCCAACAGATCCACGATCTTTATCTGGGCACATCGCTCTACACCGACCGGGGCATTGCCACCGTGTCTCTCGATGGCGATGCGGCCACTGATCTCGACGGCTTCATTCTCTCGGCGCCCAACGGCCCCATCGTCACCCGCCGCAAATTGCGATCGAGTGTCGCGGCCGGGACGCATACGGTGGCTATCACTCTCACTGGCCGCCAGCATGCCGCGATCGCGAGCTGGGACGCCAACTCCACCGGGCCCTATTTCTATTTCGACTTCATCGAGGCCGCCGTCCCGGGAAACGTTCCGGATCCCGCCATCATTTACGGCGCGGTGATGCCGGCCACCGATTTCGATACCGACGCGACCTACAAACTCCCGCCGCAGCGCCTGGTTTGGCAGATCGCCAAGCTGGGCTTCGCCGGCGCGATGGATCACTACCTGGGCGTCTTCTGGTGGGCCCAGCGTAAGCGCTCCGGGGGCGCATTCCCGACCTGGGTGCTGACCTTCGCAGGTTCCTGGGCGAGCGGGGACACGGCGTTTCTGACCATCGGAGGAACCACGATCGGCAAGAGCGTGTTCCCTGCCGACACGGCCGCGACCATCGCCGCTCACTTCGCCTACTTCATCAACGAGACCTTCATCGGCGTCCAGGCCACGGCCGCCGCCGGCGTCCTCACCGTCTCATGCCGGACGCCTGTCTGGACCTTCACCTGTACGAAAAGTAAATCGAGTTCCGGAGGGACCATAGCCGAGAGCGGATCGCTCAATTCCGGCGGCGTCGAGGGCGACTGGGTAATCGACGAGACTGTCTCACCTGTGCTGAATCGAGCGGCCACCGACTGGCATGCCGACTTCTGGCGCGAGGTCCACGCCCGCGGCTGGAGCGCTGTTGCGGCGTTCTCGATCGAGCTGGTGAATCCGCCCGCGGCCTGGGCCCAGCGCTTCGCCGATGGGACTTCCGTCCTTACCGACACCGGCTTCGGCGGACTCCAGTCGACCCAGTGCACCTTCTCCAGCGCGGTACAGCAGTACCTTCGCCAGGCCTACGCCGAAATGGCCGCGTCGATGAGCGCGGCCGGCCTCACGCCCTGGCTGCAATTCGGCGAGGTCGGCTGGTGGTTCTTCCCGGGCGCCAATCCGTCGGATACGAAAGGCATGGCCTTCTACGATCCGGACACCGGCGCGGCCGCGCTCTCCGCGTTGGGACGGCCGCTCGCCGCCTTCACCCACCCCGGCGACGATCCCGCGGTGAACGGCTACGCCGACGCCAACTTTTTGCGTGAGCGCATCAAGACGCACATCGATGCCATCCGGACTTACGTGCTGGCCAGCGTCCCCGGCGCGAAGTTCGAGCTGCTCTGGCCCCTCGATGTCGACTATCCGTCGACGACGGCTCGCGCCCAACTCGGCGGCCGCCTGCTGCGCTATGTGAATTTTCCCATTGAGTACCAAGCGCAATCGGGCTCCGGCCTGGACCGGCTGAAGATCGAGGGCCTGGCCTTCGGAGCGACCGAGCGAAATTACGATGAGGCGCGCCAGGCGATCGCCTTCCCCGTTACCAGTCCCTGCGCCTGGCCTGCCGCCGCCATCGCCTACCTGGTGCCGCTGTTCAATGGTGGCTGCCCGTGGCCGCGCGAGTATCTGGCCGCGGTGAACGCCGGCGTTCCGCGCATCAATCTGTGGGCCTGGGATCACCTGGCGCTGCTGAGCTGGCCTGTGCCGTTGCCCGTCAACAGATCGCGCGCCGTTCTTTCCTGATCGCGCCGCCCGACCAAAGGAGTACAACCGTGAAGAAGCTCAACTGGAAAACATCGCTGCTCGGCCTGCTCATCCTGGCCCTGCAGCTCGGCAAGCCTTTCGTCGCCGAGCAATGGCGCGGAGCCATCGACCAGGCCTGTCTGGCGGCCGCCGGCGTCATTGGCCTGGCCGCCCGCGATCATGACAACGATGGGCAGGCCGCTGGCGACGCCGGCGAGGAGGCCAAGTGAAAAAGGCGTTGCTTTCATTTCTCGCGTTCGCGATCGCTGCCAGCGCCGGCACGCGGATCCACGACACGGTCCTCTATGCGAATGGGACGCGCGCCGACGGCTATATCAGAATCGACTGGCCCGCGTTCACTACCGGGTCCGGCGCCGCGGTCGCCGGCGGGACCATGACCGTGAAGTTGACCGCCGGAGCGCTCGATATCGAATTGCAGCCAACCGACGCAGCAACGCCGTCCGGCACGGTCTATACGGTACGCATGTATCTGCGCAACAGTCCCGCCGCCGTCGAGTATTGGTCGGTTCCCTCTTCCCTTACTCCCGTAGGCCTCCGCGGCGTCCGCATGGCCCCGCAGTCGGCAATTGGTAATCTCCAACTCGCCGTGGCCAACCTGGACGCCACATCCTTACAGGGGCGTCCGGTCACATCCGCGGCTCCAGCCAACGGACAAACACTCCAATGGAACGCCGCCGCCAACCGATGGGATCTCAATGGGAGTGCCCTGAGGTTGACGTCCACCACGCCGTCCGATGGCCAGATGTTGCGGTGGAATGGAGCGGCGCAGACGTGGGACTTGGTGAACCTGGTCGATGCGGCTTCTTTGACCGGGACGGCTGACGGAACGAATCTGGTGTTCTTGCTGCCGGCCGCGCCAGTGCCGGCCTCCAGCCTGATCCTGTTCCGCAACGGACTGGCCCTGCAGGCCGGCGGCTTCGATTACACATTGTCCGGATCGACGGTGACCTTTATCGCAGGAGAGGCGCCCCAGCCCGGAGACACACTGCGGGCCTGGTTCCGCTATTGAGCAGCAGATTGGGCGGCGACGAAGGTGAACTTGTAGCCGCTCTTCACCGCTGCGTTGTAGAACTCCCGGTAAGCCGCAAACGAGCGCGCCATATCCACGAATTCCTTCCTGCAGGCTGGGCAAAAGGAAGGCGCTCCCAAGCTTGTTGGAGCCGACACGCGGAAGGTGATGACAGTTCCGCAGTCGCACTCAAACGAAATTTTGTCCAGCTCGGCAACGGCAAAGACCATCTCGACGCGAGTCATCATCTCACCTTTCCAGTCGGCCGCGGCCGCGGCTCGGACAAGGCTCGCCGCACGTCCGGATCCGCATTCAGGCGTTCGGCAACGGCGGGCGCCAGGTCGAAGGTCCGGCCGCCGATCGAGACGATGATCGGGGGCATAGTGATCGGGGGAGCCTCGTCATCGCGTTCCGGCCGAGGCGGGCGGATCGGCACAACTGTGTTGGCGCTCAAGCCGCGCCTACCCGCGCCGGCCTTATCGTTGCGGCGCGCTGCAGTGCCGCGGCCACGCTGAGTTCCGGATTCTCGACCGCAAAGCGTTCCAGTGCCGTGGCCAATCGCCGCATTTCCTGCACGATCTGCTGGTCCCGCTCGGAGCGCTTTTCGTAGCGCTCCTTGAAGCTGAGGAACTGCGCCACGGTCGCTCGCTCGAATAGCAGCGATGACCTGCCGGCGCGGATGCGTCGAGGAAGATGCTCGAAGCCGGGGAATAGCGGAAGTTGGCGCGGATCAAGCGCCTCGGCTCGTTGGCTTTTGCTGATCGCATCGCCTAGGATCTGGTCGATTCGTTCTCGGGCCAACGCCGCTTCGAGCGGCTCCCATTTCCGCAGGTTTATCATCCGTTTGCGCAGGAAGGCATAGAAGTCTGGGTACGTTTGAAACGTATCTACTTCAAGTGAAACCTGAACCCCGTCCCGAGCGAGAAAAGACTTCACCGCCTCTGTCAGTTTCGCCTTCAGATCCGGGTCGAGCTTACTCATATACACCTCCCGCCGGGGTTAAAGTATTACTTTCATTTGGGTACGAAAAACGTCCCTCTTGACCCTCTCGTGGAACGTCCCGTGGAACATTTCGAGGCGGCGATCTCTGCCACCGCGACAGCGCCGCTTCAACCGCTTCGTTCAGCTTCGCTTTGAGCTTCGGGTCCATCATTCGGCTACTCCTTGTTCACTGGCGAGTTCTTCATGCTGCCCAATGATCAAGCTGAATCGGCCGGTCGCGAAATAGGATCTTCGTACCAGTGGGCCGCCGTCAGCTTCTCCCTGGTTCTCTGTTGTGCCCATTGGTGTGCTCTGCCGTGATGGCGCGAATCAGCGTGTCGAGGTTCTCCTCCATCCGCTTCATCCGCGCGTCCGAGGCATCGACGTATCTGCCGATGCTCTCGACCAAGCCCTCGATCATCCCCTGAAGCCTCTCCTGGGATTGGGCGGCCTGCCTCATGCGGGCATCAGTGCTTTCCGCCACCGCGGCAAGCGTCTGCTGTAAGCCGGCGTGAGACTGTGCCACCACAGCAAGCATCCGAGCCGACGCCGCAATATCCGCCTCGATGCGCTCGAACCGCTCAGCGACTTCGCGTTCCATTACTGTCCTGCCTTCCCCTTGTTCGCCGAACGCGCTGCAGCCTTCGTGCCTCGCCGCTTTCCCCATCGCGCCTCCGCGGCGTTTCGCGCGATCTCCTGGCGCTGTTCCTGAGTGAGCTTGACCGCCCGGACAGCATTCGCTCCCACCGATATTTCCTTCCTGCGCTCCGGAGTCAGTTTCTTGGCCCGTAGCTTCGCTAGCGCCACAGCCGCCGGATTCTTTTTCTTCACGCCTTTATTCATCGCCTTTAGTATAGCTTGCGCATGGAAGTACCCGGCAATGGTACTTCCGCCTCACTTTCCTGTTGACATGCTTCCTTGCGCATGGCAGAATTGAGCCGTAGTACGAAGGTGCTCCACAAAAAAAGCGGAGCGGAAAGGAACGGCAAGATGCCAGATTTGGAAACGCGGCTTCGAGACTCGATCGACGCCGTACAACAACGAGGAAGGAATCATCAATCGCGGCAGCCGGCTGGCCGGCCGGCCACCGCGGGGGCAGCGGTACGAATCTCACCCAATGTCGATGAAGAATCGGAAAGGAACCACCACCAACCGCAGCTTAGCGCGGGAGCCCAGGGCAAGGAAATGGTACTTGCGTGCGCGCAAGTCCAGCACATGCCGGCAATGTCCATGCAGGTCGCTCTCGCCCGGCGCGCCGCGATCGTCGAGTTTGTCAAGGACCTGATGGTCCGCGACCTCGACTTCGGCGAGATCCCCGGGACCAACCGGCCCTCTCTACTGAAACCGGGAGCGGAGAAACTGGTTAACTTCTTCGGGCTCGATCCTGAGTTCGCCGCCGTCGAGGAAACGGCCGACTGGAACGGAGACGAGCACCACGGCGAGACGTTCTATTACATCCGGTATCGTTGCCGCCTGCAGCGCGACGGCCGCGTGGTAGGCATCGGCGAGGCCTCGGCCAATTCCTGGGAATCGAAGTACCGCTATCGCTGGGTCTCCCTCGACCAGGTTCCACCCCATCTCGATGCATCCGGCCTGGTCACCCGCGGCGGCCGCATCTCCGAGTTCCAATTCGCCGTCGACCGCGCTGAGACCACCGGCCGCTACGGCAAGCCGGCCGCCTACTGGCAACAGTTCCACGAAGCGATCGCCGCCGGCGCCGCCCGCTCGACCACGAAGAAACTCCGCAACGGCGAGGAGAGCCCGGCGTGGGAGATCGACGGCCGCCTCTACCGTGTGCCGAACGCCGACGTGGCCGACCAGATCAACACGATTCAGAAGATGGCCCAGAAGCGCGCTCTGGTCGCGGCCACGCTGATCGCCACCTCGGCAAGCGAGTTCTTCACCCAGGACGTCGAAGACGGAGCCACAACTAACGACGCCGCTCCGGCGGCCGCCGAGCCAGAGGATATCGACACCGGCGGCCACGCCAAGGGCACGCGCCAGGCTCGGGAGCACGTCCGCGATCGCAAGATCGAGCAACTCCGCGCCAAAGAAGCGGCGGAGGCGGTCAACCCGGCCGCTCCGTCTCAGGCGCCGCCGCCACCGCCATTCGGCAGCAAGGGCGGCGAGATGGTCAAGGCCTTTCAGGAGATCCGCTCACGGCTCCCGGCCGACCTTTATGCCCAGGTTCTCAAATCTTACGGGGTCGATCATCCCCGGCTCTTCAAGACTCGCGACCAGGCCGTGGCCTGTTACCGCGAGCTCGCCGGCATGGCTGCTGCGTCCGGAACGCGAAAGGAGGTGGCGTAGCCATGGCCTCTCCTGCCGCTACCACCGCGATGACGCTGTACCGGATCGAGGAGGACCTGCTCGCCCTGTGCGACACCGCCGAGCTCGTCGCTCCCGACAAGGAGCAGGAGTTCCTCGATCAGTTCGCCGCGACGCTGCTCCAGGCGAGAACCAAGCGCGACGCCATCGGCCACGTGCTCTCGAGCCTGGAGGCCCAGGCGAGCCTGGCGGAGATCGAGATCAAGCGCCTGCGCGATCGCAAGGGCTGGATCGAACACGCCGTCGAGCGGATCGAACATTACGTGGTCCGGGTAATCGAGGGCCTAGGCACCGACGCCAAGGGCCGCTTCCAGAAGCTCGATGGCAACACGGTCACCCTCAGCCTACACACTTGCTCACCGTCGGTCGCAGTCAAGGACGAGGCCGCGATTCCCGCCGAGTTTAAGACCATCGCGCTGAAGCTCCCGCTCCCGCTGTGGGAGCGTATCCTCGACGAGCTCGACATCGAAACGGCCGGCCCGTTGGCCGAACTCTCGGCGAGGGCCGACGTGGCGATCGACAAGCGCGCCGTGAAGGCCGCAATCGACGGCGGCGCCGCCGTCCCCGGTGCGGACCTGGTGATCGGCAATCACACCCTGGTGAGGAAGTGACCCATGAAGCGCTGCATCGAGTGCAACAGCCCCAACGTCTCCTACGTGAACTACGCCTGGACCGAGCCGCACGGCGAGAACTGCGAGGCCTCCGGCTTCAAGTGTCGCGACTGCGGCGAACTCTCCGACGGCGTTTATTACGACAACGATCCGGCCGAGTGGGCCGCGCTTCCGCAGCAGGAGGCCGCCTGACATGAGCCGCGAACTGTTGAAGGCTCGCCTGGAGTGCGAATTCGCCACGCTCGAAGATATCGACCGGGCCCGGAAAGACCGGGGCGACGAAGAAATCGGAGCGGTGATCGAGGAATCGATCGTCTCGCGCAATCTCGCCGACCTGGAGATGCAGGCCGAGGCGGATCTCATCGCTCGGGCTATTGTCGAGATCGCGGTGGACGAATCCATCGCCAGCGATTTCTTTGACGATGACGAACTGCTCGACTTACTCCGCCGCAAGAAAGACGAGGACGGCCCATGGCTGTAAAGGTCCCCTGCGCCGCCGCCATTCCGGAGGAGCCCCGGCTCCTCACCGCCCGCGAGCTCGAGGTGGCCGCCATGGTCGCCCGGGCTCGCTCCAATAAGCAGATCGCCTGGGACCTGGGTATCGCTGAGCAGACCGTGAAGAATCACCTGTTCCACGTCTTCTCGAAGCTCGGCATCGAAGACCGTGTCACGCTGGCCCTGGCCTTCGCCCGGATCGGCAACTCCACAGCGACCGAACAGAGAGGACTTGCCGCATGATCGCCACTACTATTCTTTCCCTGATGCTCGTGAGCTTTCCCGGATCTGACCCGCAATGGAAGCTGGATCCGGAATCCATCCACCTGGTGCAGGAGCGCGAGGCCCGCGATCGCGCCATTGCCGAGCGGGAAACCGCGGCCGCGGCCGCGACGGCGCCGGATCATCCGCAGGTCTACGGTTCCGCTGAACGCGAACGCCCGGAGCCGCGCCTGACCGCGAAGGAGCGCCGCGAATTGCGCAAGGCGGTCAAGCGTTTCGTCCGCAGCGGCGCCCCGCTGGTGATTTTGTCGCCCGATCCGCGGGAGACGGCGGCGAAAGGAGGAACCCGGCCGTGACTTGCGAGCTGAAACTCCGCCCGTGACCCGCCATCCCCAGTTCCCCGCGCTGTTCCCTGCCTGATTTCTTCTCTTCCGTGGGCGGCCCGGCCGCCCTCGGACCTTCCTCCCCGGCCTTGTCTTCCCGCGCTCATCCGCCGATCTACCCATGGAGTGCACGCGATTTGTCGTAACGCCGTTCCGCCCCCTCCCGCACCGCCCTGTAAGTGCTTGATTTCCCGTTCTCAAAGGGGGCTCAATTTCACAAAGTAAGTATTCTGTCCAATGAATCTCAATGCCTGAAATGAACGACTTGGAAGGGCTCAGCGCCGAGCAACTCGCCGACCTGGCGCGGCGGATCCACGCCAAGATCGGCCCGCTCAGCCCGCCGCCGGCCGCCGGCGGCGCCCCGCCTCTCCCCTCCCGCGGCCGCCGCGGCCGCAAAAAAAAATCACCGGTGGCCTACCTGAACGACGAGGAACTCGCCGCGCTGTTCTCGGCGATCACCGCCGGCGGCGATCCACGGGACCTGGCGATCTTCGAGTTGGCCTACCATCGCGGTCTCCGGGCGAGCGAGGTGGGGTTGCTGCAGATGAACCATCTGCGGCTCAGCCAGAAGCGGCTCTACGTGAGCCGGCTGAAGAACGGGATCTCCGGCGAGTACCTGCTGACCGAGCGGGAGGTCCGGGCGCTCCGCCGCTGGCTGGCAAAACGCGGCACGGCCGCGGGCCCGCTATTCCCGAGCCGGAAACGCGGCCCGATCACCCGGCAACGCCTCGATCAGCTCATGAAGCTCTACGCCGGCCAGGCTGGACTTCCCGAGCACAAGCGCCACTTCCACTGCTTGCGCCATTCCTGCGCGACGTCGCTGCTGGATCACGATGTGTCGATCGAACTGGTCCAGGATCACCTGGGCCACGCGGACATCCGGAACACCATGATCTACGCCAAGGTGACGAACAAGAAGCGCCGGCAGAAGGACGAGTTGCTGCAGCGGGACTGGTAGCCATCAGCAGCGGACCGGCAGCATTCCGGCGGCACCTGGTCGGAAAAATCCTGTGGAGCTGAAGAGGTGACCTCAGCCCACTTCCCAGGCATGAGAGACACAGACTTGATTCAGATCGTGGTCGCGTACCTCCTGATAGGCGTTGGATTCGGCACCGCGGCGATGGTAGTCGCGGAAAAGCGCGGCGGCCACAGCTTCGGGTTCTTCATGCTGGGTCTTCTTCTCGGCCCTATCGGTTGGTTGCTGGCCTTTACCGCCGGTGTCCCCTGTCCGCACTGCCGTCAGATTATCCCCGACAACGCGACTGCCTGCCGGTGTTGTGGCCAGCCTATCGCTCCCTTGCAAGAGCAGCAGAAGGTCCGGATAGCTAGCGCTTGACGTCCTCCGGTTCGTCCGGATTTCGAAGGTGTGTGCGTGCGTGAGTGTCGCCCAGAATGCTGACACACACACGCACGCACTGGGCTCTCTCTGTTCTCTTTAAAACACAATAAGGATGCGCGGGCCGAATACCGGGTCTGCAGACCCGCTACTACCGGGTCTGGGGACCCGGTATTCTCCGCAGAATAGAGGGTCTGCAGACCCGCTATTGTCCCGTTTCCGGAAAAGTTCTATAGGTACCGATCTGGGCCCCTGAGTACTTATAAACTCGGGGAATGAAAACCCTTCGTTTGCTGTTCCTGATTGTAGCCGCGGCCACAATCGTCGCCGCTGAAGATCCGATTCCTCATTGCTGGCCGTGCGCGCCTCCGCCGCCTTCGACAGCGGGCGCGGGCTTATAATCCCTGAGGATGAGCCTTTCACTGATCGAGAAAGGGCTATGGTTTGGTTCCATAGCCCTGCAGGTGGCCGTCGCGTGCCGCCTGGTCTCGATCGGCCTGGCTCGTACGTATCGGCTCTTTTGCGCCTATCTCGCCGTTGCATCGACGATCTCGATCTTGTTGGCGGCCGCCTTCCCCGATCCCGGATCGATCCGCTATGCCTTCGCCTGGATGGTCAGCCGAGCCGTCTCCCTGGCGGCGGAAACAGCCGCGGTCATAGAACTTCTGCTGTTGGCGCTGCGACGCTATCGTGGAGCACAAGGGAGGGAGTTCATCGGCCTGCTCGTCCTCGCCGGTGCCGCCGTGGCGATAATCCCGCTCGGCCTTGATCTGCGCTACACCGATTGGGTGCCCGCCGTCTTCCCGACTGTGCTGGCGGCGAGTCGCGTGATCACCGCCTGCCTCGCTTTGATCGCCATCGGGACGTTGGTACTGATCTGGGCCATGGCCGCCGCTCCGCGCCCGAACACCGTGGTCCACGCCAGGTTGTTCGCCGTCTTCGCATCATGCCAGGCGGCGGCATTCTTTGCGGCCAATGCTCCCATTGGCAACGTCATCGCTCTGAACATTTTCCTGCTGGCCGCGAGTTGCTCCTGTCTGATCGGATGGATCGCTCTCCTCAAGCCGCGGGGCGAGGAGATTCCCATGGCGGCCGCCATGACGAGCGAAGAGATTGACCATGCGATGGCGGCGGAGAAGCGGGTCTTGAACGAGGGAGACCGGTTAGTTTCCGGCCTGATGGAGACAACGTTCGGACGCTTCAAAAGACGACAACGATAGCCGGTACCAACCGATCGCGTACAGGATCAGAGCGGCCCGCAGGGTGGCCCAGTGCGTCAATCTGGAGCGGATTTGTTCCGTGATCAGAACTCCGTCCCATTCAAGGCGGCGATCGCCCGCGGCGCGCAGAGCCGCGAAGGTTTCAGCCTCAAATTGCTTGATCAGTTGCCGAAGAACCAGAAACCGCGAAAACCGGAATCCCCACAAAGCCCCTGAAAGGCGCTGAGACCTCAGCCAACGCTCGTCTTCCCCCGAGATGATTTTGAGAATAAGACGGGTGCAGTTCCTCAGAGCCTTCTCAACAGGCACGATACCGAACTCCGGGCCTTGTTCCGAAAGGCTCCCGGTGATCTCCGCCTGGGGGTGAGACGTCTCGAGTTCCTCGATCAGCGCAGCCAGGCCGGCCGCGATAGCACGCTCGCGCTTCCTGTCTATTTTCCGCTCTGGAAAAACCCGAAGAAGAGTCAACATTGCGGACCTCAAGCCGGCCGGCGCTCCTTCTTCTGCTTCTTTTCTTCTCTAGGATTTTCCTGATGCCTGAACTCGTCGGCCTGGAGCATCTCGGGCAAGAGGGATTTGAATTTCTCGATCAGCGGGCTTCCCTTGTGGCCGTAGAGATCGATCAGTGCCCGCACCATGGGATGCAGTTGGGGCGGGATATCAAGCGACGAAGAGCTTGGCTTGGACTTGGCCCAAAGCTCGTGGATCAATGAAATCTGAGTTTTTGAAAGGCCAGACGCCTCGATGAAATAGTCGGCAAGATCCTGGTTCGGCGAGATTCCTGCCAACATTAAACACACAGCCGGATCGGACTTGGAACGCCCCGAAAGCCAGTAAGAAATTGTGCTCTGGTTCAGGTCCAAGGCAGAAGCAAGCTCGACCTGATTTATGCCGAGTTCGGCCATCAGATTACGGAGTTTGTCTGAAAAGGCCGGTTTTTCCACTTGTCAAATCCGTAGACGATGTCATATCATTTAGTACGTCAAGACCAAGCGAGAGGCTACCACACCCATGACCTCCGGTAAACCCAGAACCGCACCTAAACCCACACCTTCACGGGAAGTACTCTCCGCCGCCGAACCCCTAATGACCCGAGGCCGCATCAGGGTCATCCTGGATCGCCACTACGGCGCCAAGGCCCAGATAGCTCACGAGCTCGGCATCAACCGGGTGTCCGTGTATTGCTGGATCTGGGGACGTACCGAGTCGGCACGCGTTCACCGTGCGGCCAACGCCCGCGCGCTCGAGTTGCTCGCCGAGGAGGCGGAGCAGAAGCAGGAGAAGGGCTCCCCCAAGCAGCTTCAGCAGGCCACCTTATGAGCTCCAATTTGTCGCCCGACCCTCCCGCATCATTGGAATCCACGGCGGCCGCGTCCCCATCCGGAGCCGCCTCCGCCTCCGCCGTCGGTGCCGCCTTCGCACTGACGGCGGACTTTTTGAGCCCGGAGAACACCGCGGCTATCCTCGGCATGAGCACCGGAACGCTCGCCAACTGGCGAGCTCGCGGGCGTGGGCCCGCGTGGCACAAATGGGCCGGCGTGGTGCGCTACCATCCGGCCGATATCCTGGACTGGATCAACGCCCAGCGACACATCCCAACCGAGGCTATCCAGAGTCATGAGCATCAGCGAGCGCAACGGAAGGTGGTTTTACCGGTTTCAGGTCGATCATCATCGCGTGCAGCAAACCACCGGCTTGGCGGCTACCGCACGAAATCTGCCGCAGGCGCAGCGGATGGAGATGGCCCACTACCAGGGAATCCTGGAGGGCAGGCTGGGCCTGAGAAAGCTGGAGGTTCGCGGATTCAGTGAAGCTGCCGACGAATTCCTCAACCACCAGGCCGTTCTTCGCCGCGGTCATGAATCGACGGTGGCCCGCATTCGAACCAGCCTCGTCAGCCTGCGATGCTGGTTCGGAAACAAGCCACTCAGCCTGGTCACGGCTGGCGATGTCGAGCGCTTCATGGTGTGGCGCCTTTCCGGAGACACCACCGGGGCAGGTATCGCTCCAGTGAAGCCAATCACCGTGCGCCACGATCTCGACACGTTGAGTTTGTTGTGCGCATGGGGTGTCCGGATGAACTACGCGCGCTTCAACCCGGTTGCTTCGGTGAAGAGGCCCTCCGACAAGGACGCGATCCGCATGCGCGTTCTCACGCGCGACGAGGAGCGTTCATATTTTGCTGTCGCTCGCGGCGCCCTTCACGATCTCGGCCGCCTGATCATCCTCCAGGGGCTGCGCCCGGGCGAAGCGATCGCGCTGCGCAAAGAGGATATCGACCTCGACCGCAATTACCTCCTGGTTCGCTGCGGCAAGACCCGGGCGGCGCGCCGGCGCCTGAGCCTTACGCCAGAGAGCGCCGCGATCCTCGCCCGCCGGATAGCTCCGGCCCTGAGCCCTTGGGTGTTCCCGTCGCCCTACGACCATGCCCGGCACATCCAGAAGCTCAACGCGACACACGACCGGGTCCTCGATCGCCTGAACCCCTGCCAGCAATGCGGGCAGCCCGCGAGTACTCACTCCGCAGCGAAACGCTGCAAGTCCTACGTGACGCCGCGGAACCCGCTCCTGTTCGTCCTGTACGATCTGCGCCACACGTTCGCGACCAGGATGATCGAGGCCGGCGTGAAGATCTCCAGCCTCCAGCGCATCATGGGGCACACCAGCATCGTCGTCACCCAGCGCTATGTACACCTGAGCCAGGCCGATCAGGACGAAGCCATGGCGCTGTACGTCCACGCGAACGAGGCCGCCGACACCTCGCCACGGGGGAAGGTCCAATGATGCCGACGGTATGGCAAAGGGACTTGCCCCGATTAATCCCGCTGGCTCAGCGGCTTACAGCGGTACTTTGGTGCGCCTGCAAAACCTTTATCCGGCGGTTCGAATCCGCCCCGCGCCTCCAACGCTTTAGCCTCCAAGACCTAGCAGCAGAGCCGCTTACATCTCACCAACCTTCACCGCAGATCATCGCGGTCTATTCCGCGCGACGGTCGTTTTCTGGCCCAAGTGGTCCTGGAATGGTACTGCGCTGCTGGTGGGATGGCGGAGAGCGGCCGCCTCCGAGATACCCCAGGGAACCGCGTGCCAGCGCGGCTTGATCCCTGGGGACTGGTGCGGATTCGCCTGTTATTCTCCCACGTCCCCGAATCGCCTTCAAGCAAAAAGAGCCCGAGTAACTACGAATTCACAAAGGGACGGAGCTGAGAGTATGGCTGCAGCAGCTACGGCGCGCGCAAGAACGACGGCACCGCGCGGGGAACCGGCGCGCACGGTCAGGATGCCCAACTGGGCCAAAGAGCGGGCGGTGGACCCAAAGTACTACACCAAGATGCCCTCGGCTCTCACCGAAGGACTCTTTCGCAAGGCCTCCCGCATCGGGATAGCGATCATCCAGATCGTCTGGAACCGGACCGTCGGCTCCAAGGACCGCCCCTCCTGGGCCTCGGTACCCATCGAGGAATTGGCCCGGATCATCAACTGTGATGAGGACTCCGTCCGCAAAGAGATCGAGAAGCTGGCCGGAGCCGGCATGCTGCGGGTCCGCCGGCACGGCCTGTTCAACTTTTACCAGGTGAACGTTGATGCGATTGCCGCGGCGCCGGACATCGAGCCGCGGGTTGCCCCGCCGAAGAAGCCGGTCGAGTCCGCCGAGGAAGCGCGGCCCGAGCTGCCTCCGGCAGAGTCCTTCGTTCTCACACCGCGCTCGGGAGCCCGGCCGATCCCGCTCAAGGCCGCGGTCCGCGGCATCGAGTTTATCTCCGAATGCACCGGCCGGGTGGAAGTGTGTACAATCTGGGGAGACGACAACTCGGCTCTGCGGTTCGTGCTCAGGGACGTCGTCTCGGCCTCGAACGGAGCTTCGGCACCCTCCTCGCTCAAGGCCGTTCCGCCAGCCCGAAACGGCGGCGGCAAGTCCCCAATAGCGGGTCTGCAGACCCGGTATTCTGGTCCGGACGAAACCCACAATAGCGGGTCTGCAGACCCGGTATTGTCCTCGCAAGCCCTTTCGAATCAACAAAACCCAACATCCGACTCGCTCAGAAACATGCTCAACGGCCTGTTGCGCTCCCGCTGCGGTCCGGTCGATGAGCGCATGCTGAGCGACATCGCCGGTTTTGTGAAGTGCGCTACGCTCGACGACCTCCGCCAGGGCATTGAGTCCAGGGTGAATGGAAAGCGAAAGGTCAGTTGGGGTCTGGTCCGGTTGATGATCGACGACATCGAAAAGGCGGCCTTCAACGCCGGTTTCGCTTGCCTGGCCGCGAAAACATCCCAGGAAAAATCCTACCCATCCGAAGTAACCATCGATCAACAACTTGAGGCGCGTCTGGCCGCTATGAGCCGGGATGAGTGGCAGATGCGGGTCGCCGAGGCCGAGCAGAGCTTCAAAAAGGAACACACCGCCGCCTGGAAGCGCCAGAGTCCCGACCAGCGGCGCGAGAGCGCGGAGAGCATAGCCCGCGGCCGCCTGCGCGCCGAGACCGGATCCAGGTAGAGGGAAGGGGTTACAGCCATGGGGCCGCTTCCGACGCACCTGGTGATCACTCCCGCCGACGTCGATCAGGACGCCCGCGATCTCTACGGCGAGCGGTGCCTCCGCTGTGCCGGCTGCGATCGCGACAACACCAGCGTCCGGCTCCGCTGGGTTCTTCCTGGTCTCTGCTCCGAGTGCGCGGTGCGCGTCCAGTCCGTCACCGTCGCCGCGCCTCGCGAGCAGCCGGCAGCGCCGCCGCCCCGCCCGCGCCAGGGCGAGATGTTCGACGGCTGGTCCGGAGCGCTACCGGATTAATCCGAGTTTGCCCTCGCGTTTCAGCAGGGCACAGACGGCGCTTGCTGTCACGCATGACGCCGGCAGGCAGACGACGCAAAAAAGGGAGAAATCAGATGGCCAACAACAAGTCCAGCGGTAAACAAAAATCGACCTCCACCAAGCCCGCTTCAGCCAAGCGAACGGCAGCGGCTCCAAAGGCGAAAGCAGCGGCATCAGCGGCCGCCGTGGCATCGCCCCCATCGTCCAAAGCACCGCACCGCACCGCCAAGGCCCGCGCGGCGAAATAGAAACCCGGAAGGGGGCAACTCCGGTTGCAGGCGGATAGCCCCCAACCCGGACCCAAGACAGTGAAAGGAGCGTATGGCGTGGAGCCGAAGACTGGAACGGGAAGCGGAGCGGATGCGGGAGGGCAACGCGGTCACCTTTCGCCGGCGGCACGCGGCCGCCGCGGCCTGGCGCCGGTGGCGAGCGTCCGGACGGCGGCTGAGGAGCGGGAAGCGGACCAGGCCCGCGGCGGCGCCACCGTTGCCCCTGGAGGCAAGTGGATCCGTTGGTGGGGCTCCGATGCCCACGCCGTAGCCATCGAACTCCCCGGCCACCAGGTGTACGTCACGATGTGCGCCCGGGTGCAGGCCGTCCGGGACACTGCCCTGGGGCTGGGGGACAAGACACGCTGCCCTACCTGCTCCCGCCGTTCGGAACAGCCCGGCCTGATGCCCGAGGTTATCGGCCGGCTACAAGAATTTGCCATCAAGCACCGCGATGCACGCGGCCGCGAGATCGAGGAGCTGGCTTGGTGATGACACGGCCGCCGCTCCAACTCGAACGCGAGCTCGCCCGGTGCAATGCCGAGATCGCAGCCATCACCGCCTCCCGGGACGCACTGCCCGCCTGGATCGTCGCCTTAACGGTCCGGGACTGGGAAGCTGAGCGGCGGCTGATATTGCTGCGGCTGTCAGAGGAGCAAGTAGGCGGAGTGAAAGAAGTGGATTCGAGACCACCACATTCAGCCGCGGTGCGTGCCGCGGCCACCTAAGACGCGAACGGCGGCCGATCGTGTAGGGCACGGTCAAGCCGCCAGAAAATGAGGCTTACGGTTGCAGGCTACCACACCGAATCGGAAAAACGCGACGTTTCCTCGCCGTCGCGAACCGTCCCACGAAGCCACCATCGCGCTGCTCAGCGCGGCCATGGCCCTCGCCGCGATCGTGCTCGGAACCATCGCCGTGATGGCGATTGAAACCTACCTTCGTCAACCAGGAGCAACATTGAGATGAACAGCAACAACGCCAACTCGCAAAAGATCGCTCTCTCCGTCATGCCCCAGGTGCTGGACCAGCGGGCATTGATTCCTATTCTCGACGCCCACCATCTCCGGTTGAGGCCGGTGGCCAACATCGACCAGGCCGCGCGGTATCTGGAGAAGGGCAACCCCGCCGCGGTCGTCATTACCGAGCGCTATCTTCCCGACGGCACCTGGCGCGAAGTGCTGGCCCTGGTACGCAAGTACTCCGGAGGAGCGGCCACCGCGCCGGTGATCGTCGCAACCGCCAACGCACTGCCGAATCTGTGGATCGAGGTGCTCGACGCCGGCTGCGCCGACCTGGTGGATAAGCCATTCGACATGGATGGCGGTGAAGTGGAGCTGCGCCAGGTGCTCGCGGAATTGAGATGCAGGGGCAGGCTGGCTGGGGCTCCCACATTGAGGGCGGCCGCGGCGGGAGGTGTGCGATGAGCCTTGAGCCAACGCCTCGGGACCGCGCCACACGGGTGGTGAGCGACTGGTGGAGCACCGTTGACCGTTTCACCGATTGCCCCCAGTCCGGAGCGCTCATAGAGGCCATTTGGAAGGCGCAGATCGAGAACGCGAACATCGAGCTCGAAGCAAAGCGCGAGGCGCAGGCGAAGCTCGCGCGACTTACAGATGCCATAGCGGAATTCATCGCCGCAACCCGGCAGGTTCTGGAAGGTACGGCGCGGAGCGCTTCGCGGGACATATCGACCGTGACAACTCTGCGGTTGCGCGACGCCGAGGACGTCATGGAGCCGGTATCCGAGGAGGATGGTGGCCATGGCGCATAGCTGTCCGACCTGCGACGAGGTCTGCTACTGCAACGGCGACATCGACGACGTTCTCCTTGACGACGAAGACGCAATCGCGGGCTGCACTCACTGTAATGAAGACGGCTCCGAGGACGAATTTCCAGAAGACGAACCGACGTGCCGGGTGTGCGGATGCACCAACTTCAGCCCCTGCGTCGACGGCTACGTTACGTGCTCGTGGGCCGAGCCTGATCTCTGTAGCTTCTGTGCCCAGAAAGCAGAGCCGCTCATCGCCGTCTACTCCGAGGCCCAGGCCTCCGCCTTCATCCGCACCATGAGGGCGGGCGCATGAACGACAAGCGGATCGCAGACTTACGGGAGCAAGCCGCCAACGAACTGGGCCTCCTTCCGGGCGAAGTGACTTCCACGCTGCGCTATTCGGACTGGCTCGAAGCCGAACTGATCCGCGTGCGCAAACACCGGGACGAACTGATCGTCGCCAGGCGAGCTTTGGAATCGAGAGTTGGAGCGCTTACCGTGCATCGCCTTCACTCCCGCATCGGAAAGGAGGCCGCGCGTCATGCCGATCCGCGCTGACCTCCGCCATTTCTACCGTGGCCCGGCGTGGCGTGCGACCCGCGAGTGCATCCTCGCCCGCGCCAAGAATCGCTGCGAGCAATGCCGCGTGCCAAACCACGCCTCGATCGAGCGCGGCAGCCATGGAGTCTGGAGGCTGATCGCAGCCCCCACCGGAACGCCGTGGCGCAACACGAACGGAAATCAGACCACGTTCGAGCCGGTAGACAGGCACCGCACTCGAATCGTACTCACGATCGCGCACCTGAACCACATTGCGGGAGAGGATCACGACGAGAACCTCAAGGCGCTATGCCAGTGGTGTCACCTGAATTACGACAAGCTACACCACAAGCAGACGCGGTCCGTGCGCAAAGATGCCGCGCGGCCGCTGCTGCGGGAAAGACTTTAGGCAGTTAGTAGTTGATTCCAAGGAGAACATGAAAACCACATTTAAAGCAGTTTTACTGACGCTCTGCGCAACGCTGCTTGCGCTGGCGGTCCCCGTCCCTGGTGGCGGTCCGAAGTCGCTCACCAACTCACCCTCGCCGCTTGGCGTCGGGTATGTGCAGCAGGTTCGCGTTCGCGTGATCCCCGGCTATCAGTGCAAGGTGTATGTTGGCGCCAGCTATCTCAATCGATCCACTTATGCAGGAACTTACGCTGTCCTTTATCCCAATGCCACCGGCGGCTGGAGCGAAGAGTGGGCGCTGGCCGACCCGCGGGGCATGGATGGCATCGACCTGAGCCAGATTTACGTGGCCGGCGACTGTTCCGGGGAGCAGGTGACGGTGTTCTGGTACCAGACGGGTTCCGTCCCCAGCGCGAAGCTCACCCCGTTCTCTGCCGGCCCTAAGACGCCGGGGGCTAACTACGTGACGATTTGGGGAGGGAGCACAACGTTGGCGTCGGTGATCCAGGTGTGGGTTATCCCTGGGTTCGTCGGCAAGATCGACCTCGCCCGCTCGGCTGGATTTCCATTTGCCGTGCTCTACCCGAACACCGGCAACCCGGCGCAGTCTTCGGCACGCAGTGAGCGCTGGGAGCTTTACGACCAGTCCTCGCAGCTCCGGCCGGATCTGATTCTACTCGCGACGGATGTACCAGGTGAGTCCGCGCTGGTCACGTTGTGGAAATTTGGCGCTTAGATAGATGCCGAAAGCCCCATGGAGGGAACCGGGGGCTCGATCAGAGATGGCCACCTGATCCTGATGAGGCAGGCCAAGGAGAATCCGTGAAAGCTGGCGTCCGGATGGAAATAACCATCGAGGTTTCCAGCAAGGAGCGGCCAGTGAGGCTCCTGGCGGAGATCGTCGAGGTCTCCAGGGTCCAACCAGGAGCCGATACGGCCGAGGTCTCTTTCAACGTATTGGAAGTCCTCGACGACGGCGGCCCGGCAGTCGAGAGAGGAGAGGTCCATTGAAAGCGATCTGCGATTTTACAGCGAGTTTCGAGATGCGGTGCCCCATCTGCGCCGCTGTGGCACCTGCCAACGTCCCACACCACTGCGAGGTCGAGGAGGTCAGAACGATCACTCCTGCGGCCGCCGCGATCCGCCAGGCTCGGAGGGAGCGCCGGAAGAAGGCTCGTGGAGGAAACGCCTGATGATGGCAATTACCTCTCGTGATGCCATACAACATCCACTACCACATCAACCCGCGGTTTTTCCGCGATCACGACGGCGATCTCTGGGTCATCTGCGAGAACTGCGGCGTTCGCCCAGTCCCACGCTTTCAGGAGCGCCGTCTCTATGAAAAAGGCGTCCGCCTCCCAAGAAGTCGCCGTCGTCTGCCTGACCCAGAAGGAGGTCAACTCCCTCATCCGAATCGTTGGGTGCTACCAGGGCTTTCTCGAAGACCTGATCGATAGCGCGCTCGCGCCCGGCGAACTCACGCCCCGCGATCCCGGCCTGGCTCCCGCTATCGCCCAGGATCGCCGCCGCTGGCGCGAAGCGGAGAACTTGGTTATCCTTCTCTCCGGTTCCCAAAAACAGTGTCTCCGCAAATCCCCGCCCGCCTCTTCCGCCCCGAAGTCGAAGACCCCGCCATGCTCCGCCCCCCATCTTCCGGCGAAAAGGTAGCCATCGCGCTCGGCCTGCTGCGTCTCACGCGGGCCGGGCGCATCGGCCCCGTGTGGATCGACGGCGACCACATCTCGATCGCCCCGCTGGCCGTTCCCCAGGGATCGACCCATTGGGATAACCGCACGTTGTGGAGTTGGGCCCGGGCCGCAAACCTGGTGATGACGTACTGGGACCGCGACCTTCAAAGCGAGGCTGTGGCAACTGCGGCGGCCGTGGCAGGGGGCGAGTCCGCCGCAGACGGGCCGTCCGGCCAGCGTATCCGCCGGCGCAGCTCGTACTCGTCCCGCACTATCTGCTCGATCGATGCGGGATGCAGCCCGAACAGCGCCGAGAGGTGCATCACCGGTTTCCCGCCATCGAACAGTTGAGTAATGCACTCACTTTGCACATGCACGTCCCCGCGCGCCGGAATGATGCCGCAGAAAGCGCAGGCCCCCCCTCGGCCATCGCCGGCGGCACCGAATTCTCCCAGAACGCGCCGCGATGGGCTGGAACTCCGCACCAGGATGTGGTCATCCAACCCCAGCAGATAATCGGGACTCACCCCCAGCACCCGGCACAGTTTCAGCAGCGTGCTCAGCCGCATATCGGTAGCCAGGCCGGACTCTAAACCGGACAGCGTCGCCGGGGAGATTCCCGCTTCCCTGGCGAGCCGAAACTCGGTGAGGCGGTACTGATGGCGAAGCCTAATCAGCCTCCGCGGGAGTACTGACTTGAGCATGGTCCTGATTTCCAACTGGAAGAGTTTTCAGTTAATTGTATCCTTTTACGGGATGGTCACCGCTACTCATCCGAAAATTCGGCCACATTCTAAATACTTTAGCCATGGGCTTCACCCCTTCCGTGGCGTCGCGACGTTCCGTCGCCGCCCGGAATCGGCTGGTAGAAGAAAACCAGCACTTGATCCGTCCGATCGCCGCGGCGCTATCCCGCCGCCTTCCTCCCTGCTTCCCGATCGAGGACCTCGAACAATGGGGGGCCTGTGGGCTCCTGGACGCCGCAGAACGCTTCCAAGAGGGCCGCGAGGCCACCTGGGCCGCCTACGCCCGCGTGCGCATCAAGGGCGCCATCCTGGACGCCATAGCGGGCCGTTCCTGGAAGGATTCAACCGCCGCACCGCTCGACGATGCGGCAATTCGCACCGTCGCCGACAGCTCGGCCGTGCCTATCGACCAGGAACTCGAGCGCCGCGAGCGGATCCAGATTCTCCGCCAGGCCATCGCCGGCCTCCCCGAGCGCCAGCGCACGGTGATCGAGCTGCGCTATGGCCGCGACACCGAGATAACCCAGGAGAGCGCCGGAGCCTCCATGGGCGTAACTCAGCAGAGAGTGAATGAACTCGAACGGGAGGCTCTCGCCAGGCTCCGCCGGCGCTTGCTCCCCAGGACTGCCTGAAAAAGACACACACCCTTGTAACCCGCACGGCCGCCGCCGATTCATCGGCGTGGGCAAGGTTGTGTCAATCGAATCGGCGAAGGGGGCGCCGCCTCCGTCTCCCGATCCAGTGAAACGCGCCGAGCTGGTCGACGAACTTGGCCGGCTGACCGAACGGCTCAAGCCCATAGCCGACCGCCTCGACCAAATCAAGCGTCAGATCCTGAGCTGGTACGAAAGTGCCGACGCGACGGAGAGGTTTGTCATCGAGGGAACCCGGTATGTGGCCGAAATCTCGCCCCGGGCCATGGAACGCCGGGTCGATGTCGCCCGCGTCTACCGAGCCCTTGGCAAAGAGCAATTCCTGATCGCCTGCAAATTCCCGGTCACAGCCCTCGATGCCCTGATCCCGGCCACCGGCCAAACCAGCCTTGTAGCAACCGCACAAATCGGCCCCCGGACCGTCAAGACCGTGCTCAAATTCGTGGAAAACGAGAAGGAGGCAGCGTGACGGAAGAATCGTCGGACGTCTTCAAGCGAAGCGACGGGATGTGGTGGAAATGGGACGGCCACAAGTGGAACGGCCCGTTTGAAAACGAAGAGGAGGCGCGGAAAACCACGTGAGCAAGAAATATTTTCGCGACCAGGTTAACTTTCGCGGCACCCAACTGTAGAATCGTTCAGAATTGTTCCCCGGCCTCGCCTGGCGCGGTGGGAACGGTTCCAGCGCCGTCCGTGGTCACCCCACACCCGGAGTCGCGGCGCGGAGGAGTACTCCAACCCATCGACTCCCGGCCCCTTCGCTCGCCCGTAGTGTATTCATCCACCCAACCGCCAGTCGAAATCAATGCCGCCGTGCGCCTGCCCTTGCCGGTGCTGGATTACCGCGGCTCCCTGGCTCTCTATGCGCGCACTGAGGCCGAGGTACACCGGCTGATCGCCTCGGGCGGCTACGACGCGCTGCGCACCAAGACGCGGATCCGCGCCCTGCGCGCCAAGCGAACGACGAAGATCGAGTCCTCGAAGGTCATCCGCGGCATGGGACGCATCCGTCAGCCGGGCTTCGCCGATCCGCACCGGCGCGAAACGATGACCAATCCCCGGGGGGTCTGGACCATGCCGCGCATCCATGACGGCGATCGCGACATATTCCGCCGGGTCATCGACGAGCAGCTCGTGATCGTCGGGGAAGAAGCGGCCTGAGCAGCGACGGCGGTATGGACGAAGCGGCGGCCGCGAACCTCTACACCGGCCTGCAGCGGGAGCTGAAGTGGTACCTGCTCCGCCAGCTCGGCCCGGACGGGTGGGAAGACGCGCTGAACGATACCTACGTGATTGTTCTCCAGGCGATCGACGGGAGACAGATCCGGGAACCATCCCGGGTGATGTCTTTCGCGGCGACCGTAGCCCGGCGGCGCATCGCGAATGCCATCGGGGGGCTGGTGCGACGGAGGCGGGAAAGCGATATCGAGGATCTGATTGAGGTACTCCCGGCGCCGCCGCGCGAATCTCCGGAGCGCCGCTGTGCCGACGCCGAGCGCGACTCCATGCTCCAACAGGCTATTGCCGAGCTTCCGGACTTCTATCGCAATCTGACCCGGCGCGTTTTGGAAGGGCAAGACCAGGTCCAGGTGATGACCGAGATGGGGATCACCGAGACTCAGTACCGTCTCGGGAAAAATCGCGCACACAATCAGATCCGCCAGAACCTGGAGCGCCTCAGCCGCCGGCCATTGCGTCCTATCCAGGCGGCCGCCTGATGATCCTGGAGCCCACGGCCGACGAGCGGGCCTCGTCGCCCTATTGGCTGCTGATCCGCGCCGAGCGCCTCCGCGTCGTCAACGGATGCTTGCGTCGCCTGGCGGAGAAACAACGGTGCGTGCTGACACTTCGCTACGGCCGGGAGATGAGTTTCACGGAAATCGCGGCGGTTTGGGGAGTATCCAAAGTGGCCGTGCATCGCATGCACTCGCGGGCGTTGCGCCGCCTGGCCGCCGCCCTGGCCGAGCGCGGAATTACTCGCCCGAGTGACTTGCTGTAATTTGGGGGGCCACGCAGCCCCCCAAATCACTCTGCAACTTCCGAGGGCCGGAACGTTGCCAATAATGTGGCAGAAACCGGCCGGTTGTCAATAGCAGATTTAGGAGCCAACGAAAACGCCATGATCTCGATTCCCCTGGGCCGCATCACTGTAGCCACCGCCGGAACTCCCGTGCCTGTCACTCTAACCTCCCCGCAACTGGCGAAGACTCAGAGCGGCCTGGTTGCGTCGATTGTGGCGAGCGCCGATCCTGCTTCCGCCGGCAACGTATTCGTCAAGCAGGCCGGCAGCACGATCGCCGCGATTCCCCCGCCCAACGGGGGCCATGCCGAGCACTGGGAAACTCCGGAGTGCGACGGCAACGCCATCAACCCGACGGTGTACTCGCTCGACGCGGCCACCAACGGCGACGGCGCCTTCGTGACCCTCTGGGTCGAGTAGAAACGTTCTCCCCCGTAACGCTTCGCGTATCATCTCTTTCCCGCGAAGCTGGCAGGCACCCTCCGGCGTTTTCCTCCTTCTTCCGGAGCGCGTCTGCCTTTTTCAGCCGCTCCGGGCGTTGCCACATGCCCGGAGCGGCCTTTTTTCGAGCAAAAGACAATGGCCTCACACCTACAGCAGCAGGAATACGCGGTGGTTCCCATCGCCAGCCTGCGCCCGCATCCCGCGAATCCACGCCGGGGGAACGTCGGCGCGATCGCGCAATCGATCGCGGCCAACGGGTTTTACGGCGCGGTGGTGGCCCAGCGGAGTAGCGGACATATTCTCGCGGGCAAGCATCGATGGGAAGCCGCCCAGGCCGAGGGCCTGCAGGCCATCCCGGTTTTCTGGATCGACTGTGACGACGCGACGGCGCGCCGGATTCTGAGCGCCGACAACCGCGTGTCGGACCTGGCCGGCTACGACGACGAGGGACTGGCTCGCTTACTGACCGAGATCCGCGCCGAGGCCGGAACGCTCGACGGAACCGGCTACGACGAGAAGGCCTTCGAATCCCTGATCCGCCAGGCCGGCAACGCCGCGATCGCCGCGCTGGAAGACGGAAGCCAGAGCGAGGAGCCGGGCGAAGCCCCCGCCGAGCAGGACGAAGCAGTCTGTCCCGCTTGCGGCCGGCCGCTCGCCGAGTGATGTGCGGCTCGAATGGGAACGCCAGACCACTGAATCGGCGCGCGCCTTCGCCGCGTTTTGCGCTTACCGCGACCTCGGCCCGTCGCGCAGTATCGATAGAGCCTATACCGTCACTCGCGAGCGACACCAGCCTGGCCGCGCGGCCGGTCAATGGAACGCCTGGTCGGTGGAGCATCGCTGGGTGGAGCGCGCCGCGGCGTACGACGGCCACCTCGACGCCCAGCGCCGGCGAATCCGCGAGGCGCGCCTCCGCGAACTCGAGGAGCGCCGCCTCGAATTCGAGCTCCGCAACCAGGTCCAGCTCGAGCGCCGCGCCGATCGCATGGACGAGCTCGCCGACAAGGCCGAGCAGGCGCCGGTGGTCGATGTGGTTCAGAAACTGGGCAACGGCACGATCGTGAAAGTGAAAGGGCTCAACCTCAGCGCGTACGCGCGCCTGGTGCATGAGCGTAACGAGGCCGCCCGCCAGGCCGTGGTAGGCGTGCGAGCCGAGGAAAAGCCGGAGAAGCCGGATGAGAAAGTGTCCGCCGGCGGACACCTGCCCAAGGGAGAGTTCGTCTGGGTGCCGCCGACGCCGGAACCGGAATCGTCGTCAGACGGGAAATAGCCTACGATCCGCTCCCCAGCCAGTTGAGCTTCCACCTGGCCCCGGAGCGCTTCAAGGGATTCTCGGGCCCGGTCGGCTCCGGAAAGAGCCTGGCCTTCTGCCACGAGGCGTTGAAGCTCGCGTACCTGAACGGCCGCTGCTTCGGCCTGATTGGGGCGCCGACGTATCCGATGCTGCGGGATTCCACCCGGGCCACCTTCCTGGACATCCTGGTGGCCAACGCGATTCCGCACACGTTTCTGAAGGCGGAGAACGTCGTATACCTGCCTGAGCCGGATTCGACGGTGCTGTTCCGCAGCCTCGACGACTTCGAGCGGCTGCGGGGAACCAACCTGGCCTGGTTCGGCGTCGATGAGCTGACCTATTCGAAGCGCGAGGCCTGGAGCCGCCTGGAGGCCCGCCTGCGCGCGCCGCGGGCCAAGCAACTCTGTGGATTCGCTGCCTGGACGCCCAAGGGCTTCGACTGGGTCTACCGCCGCTTCGTGGCCCACGGGCATCCCGGCGGCTACAGCGCGGTGATCGCCAGGCCGGCCGAAAACACCGCCCTGCCGGCGGACTTTTATGAGCGGCTCAAGGAAAGCTACGACGAGCGCTTCTATCGCCAAGAAGTCCTCGGCGAGTACCTGAACGTCTTCAGCGGTCAGGCCTATCACGCCTGGGACCGCGCGGTGAACCTGGCCCCGGTCGCCTACGATCCGGCCTGGCCGTTGTGCTGGGCGCTGGACTTCAACATCGATCCGATGTGTTCCGTGTTGGCACAAGTGATCGACGCCACTACGCGCCAGGATGCGTTGCTCGGACGCCGGCGAACCCTGCTCCGCGTCATCGACGAGCTGGCCCTGCCCGACACACGGACGGTGCAGGCCTGCGCCGTTCTGATCGATCGGCTAAAGACGCAGTTCCCCTTGTTCTGGAAGACCAGCCGGGCGATTCAGGTGTACGGAGACGCATCGGGTGATAACCGCCATTCCTCGTCGAAGGCCACCGACTGGCAGCAGGTCCGCGAGTGCCTGCGCGCGGCCGGACTCAACGCCGTGTTCCGCGTGCCCAACGCCAACCCGCCGGTGCGCGATCGCGTGAACGCGGTGAACGCCATGCTGCGCAACTCCGCCGGCGAAAGCCGCATGCAGGTCGATCCACGATGCCGGGAACTGGTGATGGACTTCGAGGAAGTGAGTTGGAAACGAGACAGTGCGGGCAACCCGCTGGGCGATATCGCCAAAACCGATCCGCGCCGGACGCACCTGAGCGACGCCCTGGGCTACCTGATTGCGTGGGAGTGTCCGGTGCTGCCCGCCGGTGGGCCCCGCTCCGAGGTCATTCTGTGATGGGCGCAAGCGGCGGCGCGGCTTTGGCGCTGGAGCACACGCCGTGGAAGAAGCCTCCGGTGAAGCCCGCCGATGAGCCCGCCTTCGAATGGACGCGCTCCGAGACATTCGGTCTGGCTAAGCGCCATTGCGTAAAATGCTTTGGCGCCGGACTCACAGTGACCGACCTCAGCGGTAAGGTGAGTCCCTGCAACTGCGTCCTGCGCCGAATCTTCAGGATTTGCCTCAACCGTTGGCGCAGTATCCAGATTGAGGCCCGGAATGGCATGTCCTGCGTGCGATATGGAGTGCTGCGCATCCGCACAAGCCGCCGCTCCACGATGTACTCCCGCAAGAACGAAGAGTTCTGCGCCGACTTCGAGCTGCTGGCCAGGCGGACGCTCGATCCAGGGGACCTCAAGATCTTCCGCCTGCACTTTCTCTGGGGAGCCGACTTCCGCTATTGCTGCCGCGCGCTGAAGCTGAACCGCGGCCTGTTCTTCCACGCCGTTTATCGCATCGAACAGAAGCTCGGCAAGGTCTACCGCACCACCCGGCCGTACAGTCTGTTCCCATTGGACGAATATTTTGGCGGCGTATCCGGCCAGGAGCCGATTCCCGATGCTCAGCCGGCGGACTTTCCCGCGGCCGCATAAGGAACATGCTGCTGCCGAATCCAGGAACAGAGCGAGCACCTTAAACGCATAACCGAGCAGCTTCTCACTACCGAAACGAAGGACAAACATCACCATGCCTCACCACGCCGCCGGCGTTGAAGCCGCTTCCGGAGCCGCCGCAGTGTTGTCGCCGCTGTGCAATCTCCACCAGACCCGCCTGGGGGTCCTCGAAGAGCGCAGTGAACAGACCGGGAAAGATGCCGAGCGCCTCGAAAAGAAGATCGACGATCTCCAGAAGTTCATCATCGGCGGCCTGCTCTCCAGCGTCGGCTCGCTGCTGATCCTCCTCCTCAATTTGGCGCTGAATCGAAAGTAGACCATCATCCCCATGTCCCTTCCCATCGAGGCGCTCGAGGCCAAGCATCCCTATTGGACCGCCAACGCGCGGTTCTGGGATGACATCGACCTCCTGTACACGGGCGGCTATGCCCTCAAGCAGCAGGCCTCGCGCTTCCTGCAGCCCCGGCCGGTCGAGCCCGGCAAGGTGCTCGCCGCCCGCCTGGCGCGCTTCAGTTATCAGTCACTTCTATCGACGGCGTTGGGCTGGTACACCGCGCGGCTTTTCCAGGAAGATCCGCAGTTCTTCTTCAGACACGGCTCCGGAGCGAAGATCGAGGACGATTTCTTCGCCCGATTCTTGAAAGACGCCGACCGCCGAGGCACTCCACTCACCGGGCTCGCCCGGGACTGGTTTTTGTCGGCTGTACTGTTCGGGTCTTCGTGGGTGCTGACTGATCTGGATAACGCGCCGCTCGCATCGAGCTTCCGCGAACAAAAGGAATCGGGCTCACTCGATCCCTACCTGGTCACCTTCGACCCGAGGCAGGTCATCAATTGGGATGAGGACGCCTACGGAAACCTGGAATGGGCGGTGGTCCGGACCCAGTCGCAGCGCCGGGCCTTTGGAGAGAACCCCCGCACCATCGACCGCTGGTATTACTTCGATCGCGAGGAGTTCCGGATCTACGAGGCGGTGAACCAGGACGGACCCATCGCCACCAGCACAGTGGACACCGTCGCCGGCGCGGCCGCGATCACCGGCTCCAGCGCCCGCAACGCCATCGTCGTCAATCAAGGCCGGCACTCGATGGCCGCGTTGAAGCGCGTTCCCCTGCGCCGGATCGCCGTGCCCGAGAGCCTCTGGTTGGCCTATCGCGTCGCTCCGCAGATTATCGATCACCTGAACGTCGATAACGCCTATGGTTGGGCGCTGACCATGAGTTGCCTGCCGGTCCCGGTCATCACCGGGCGCTATGAGGAGCCGCCGGCCATCTCCGAGACCGCTTACATCAAGCTCGAGCAGGGATCGACGTTCTCCTGGTCCGAGCCCGCCGGGACCAGCTACGGACACGCCGCCGATCGCGTCGCCAGCCTGCGCCAGGAGATCTACAGGCAGATGTATCTCCAGTCCCAGGCCCGCGACCAGCATGCCACGGCGGCGGCCCAGTCCGGCTACTCCAAAGCGCAGGACATGGCCCCGTCGCACCAGGTGCTCAACGAATACGGCGCCATTCTCCGCGCGGCCATAAGCGGCATTCTCTGCGACGTGGCCGCGATCCGGCAGGTTCAGGACTTCACTGTCGATTGCCAGGGCCTCACCTTCGAGGACAAGGATCAACTCGTCGAGATCACCGCGGCCCAGGCCGCTCTCGATCTGCAAATCCCCTCCGATACCTGGGCCCGCTATGTCCAGAAGCGCGTGGTGCGGCAATTCGCCTCGGGCGCCGATCCGGACACGCTGCAGGCCATCGATCAGGAAATCGACGCCGCGCCTGGCCAGGCCCAGCGCGACGCCCAGCAGCGCCAGGACCGGCTGTCCAGCTTCTCCTCGTCACTCGAGACTGCATTGGGACGCTCCGCCGTTAAGGATGCCGAGGCCGCCTGACTCGATAGATAGCACCACTTACTAAGTTCGACTGAGGAACTAATCCGAATGAGACCTTTTCCCTGGATGATGATGTCACGCGGGCCTCTCCGCGACGCTGAGACTGGCGCCGGCGGAGGCGGGGGCGGCACGGAAAATGCCGCTAAGCCCCCGGCCACCCCTCCAGCGATTGACGCCAAGGCGTTGTCGAGCGAAATTGCCAAGGCCGTTTCCGCATCGATGGCCGAGCTGTTCAAGGCTGCTCAGCAGCAGAAGCCTCCTGTGGATTCGGCCGCCGAACCAGGAAGCGATTCCGCCAAGCCGGGCGCATCCGGCGGCGGGAAGGAAGACGACAACCCCGTCGTTCGCGAACTCCGCCGCGAGCTGGCCAAACTCAAGGGCGAGGTCCAGAACGAAAAGACCGCTCGTGAGGAGGCCACCCGCCAGGCCGAAGTGAAAGAGCGCCACGCCCAGGTGCTCTCCCACCTCACCGACTTGCCGTTCCGCAAGGACGGCGATCGCGAAGCCGCGCACAAGCTGCTTCGCGATGAAGTCAAGCGCGGCACCGACGGCAAGCTCTATGGTCCGGACGGGGAAACGCCCGCCAGCGACTACATCAAGAAACAAATGAGCGAGGTATACGACTCCCTCCTCAAACCCCTGGATGCCGGCGGCGCCGGTGCCAGAAACCCCGGCGGTCCCCGATCCGGAGCGCCCGTGGACTTCGACATGATCCGCCCCGGAATGTCCAAGGAAGACGAGATCCGCGTTCGCCAGCAGATCTCCAGAGTCCTCACCGGACGGGACTGATCGCTCCCCCCTCACACTTTCCAATCCGCGGCTCAAGTCCGCACAGGAGAAAACACAGAAGCTATGCCTGCAATTACCTCAACCAACGTGGCAAATGCCATCGTCAAACTCGTCGCCGTGGATGCTCTGCCGACCCTGGTCGGCAACCTGGTGATGGGCAACCTCGTCAACCGCGATTACGAACCGACTCTCGCCCAATACGGCGACACCATCAACGTTCCGATCCCGCCCGTTCTGGTCGCCAACAACATCGCCGAAGGCGGGACGGTGCAGACGCAGAACCCCTCGGCCGGCAACGGCCAAATCGTTCTGAATACCCACGCCGAGGCCACCTTCCAGATCCCGGACGTGACCAAGTGCCTCGCGGTCCCCGACCTGATCAAGTTGTATATGCAGCCGGCCGTCGCAGCGCTCGCCGAGAGGATTGAGACCGACCTGCTCAACCTGTACTCCAACTTCACGGCCCAGGTTGGCACCGCCGGCACGCCGATCACCGAAGCCGTGGTCGAGGGCGCCGAAACCCAGCTCTTTACCGCCAAAGTTCCGAAGCAGGCACAAAAGTACCTTCTGGTTGACGCATCGACTTACTCCGTCTTGCGCCAGAACCCACGCTTCACCACCTGGGCCTCCACCGCCGAAGCCGGCGTGCGCGCTCTGATTGAAGGCGAAGTCGGCAAGATCAAGGACTTCTTCGTCTTCCGGTCCCAGATGGTCGCCAAGACCGGATCGAGCCCAGTGAACATCCACAACCTCGCCTTCGGCCGCGACGCGATCGGCCTGGTTACACGACGCCTGCCCCAACCCCTGCCTGGTACCGGCGCGATCGCCGAGTATGCCGAGCTGGGCAATTTCGGTTTCCGCGTCTTGATGACTTATGTCCCCAACACGCTGTCACAGCAGTTCACGATCGATTGCCTCTACGGATGCGCGGTACTGCGCAATGCGTTCGGCGTCCAGGTCAACTGCTAGTAGTCCGCAATCCCCTCTACGGCGGCCGATCGCGAGGCCGCCTTCCATCCCAAAGGAAACTTCCCCATATGGACCATCGAGCCTATTGGCAGAAAGTGCGCCTCCAGAGGGAGGCCCTCGCCGATGAATACCCGGTCGTGATTTCAGTGGAGTCGACGGATTCGCTGCAGTGCACCGAGGTCACCCAGGCTATCGCCGCCAAGAACCTGGTGGATGGCACCCACCGCCTAGCCACACCCGATGAGATCGCCGCCTGGCGCGCCGATCAGAAGGCCCGCGCCGAGGCGATCCGCAAAGCAGAGCTCGACAAGCGCCAGCCCATCGTCGTCTATGCCGGCCAACCTCCCGCCGAGACTCCGGCCGCGGCCGACGCGACCAAGCCCAAGAAGTAGCCCGGCCCCTAACAACACCATGGCTCTGCTCACCGACGCCGATCACATCTCTGCGGCCGACATGGCCGCGGTCGATCCCGAACTGAACGACGTAGCCACCCAGGAAGGCATCACTATCGAAGGCGATGCCTCCATCTGCCGCAACGCCTGGGACGAATGCGCCGATTTTGTGCTCGGCAAAATGGATTCCTTCGGTGGTACGCTCACCGTGTTTGGCTCCCCGCTGGCGGCCGGCGCCGGGTTACTCGACCCTTTACGCACGCTCGGCACCACGGCCTCGCGCGTCACCCTGAGCCAGATCGTGGTCAGCGATCCCTACCCGCGGCGGCTCTCGCCCATGCGCCGCTGGATGCTGTACCACGCTCTGGCGCTGTTCTATCGGGCCGCCTCAAATCGCTCCATCAGCGATCGCTATGCCCAGAAGCTCGAACGCTTCGAATTGGACGCTGAACGCCATTGGAAGGTGCTGATGGTCCGCGGCCTACCCGTGGTCTTGAAGCCCGTCCCCGCTCCGGGCGCGATCCACGAGCCGAACACCGGCGACTGGAGTCCCGACAACAACCTCTTCGCTGTCGCCAACCCAACGTCCACGTGGCCGGCCGGACCCATCGACATCGCCATCACCTGGCTGACGGGTGGGGTTTCCGCGGCCGAGTCCGGGCCCAGCCAAACCCTCACGCTCTCGCTCAACGCCGCACAGAGCCCGGTGGTCTACATTTCCACCCTGCTGCCGCCCTCCGGGGCCATCGGCTGGAATATCTACGCCGCCAAATCGGGGGCCTCCACGCTGTGGCTCCAAAACGCTCAGCCGCTGGCCCTCTCCCAGTCCGCTTATCCGCTGGCGGCCGCGCCGGTCCTCGCCGGCACGCCGCTCTCCACCGGCCAGGCACCCGACTTCGCCTTCGCCTTCCAGAACACGCTCCAGCGCATGTAGCAGCAGATAGCCTCGATGCCGGATTCCCTTGACGCGATCAACGCCGAGCAGAATGCGCGCATCGACTCGCTGGTCGGCAAGTTCACCGGCGAGATGCAATCGATGGTGAACCGGGCCCAGGTTCGGGTGCAGGCCTGGCTCCAGTCCAAACTGACCCTCGACGACGCGGGCAAGATCGCCCGCACGCCCGCGAATCAGCGCATCCTGCGCTCGATCGACGCACGGCTCGAACAGGAGATGAAGGCGCTCGGCTTCGACGAGCTCCGCCAATCCTTCGTCAGCCAGTTTCCAGGCGAGTTTAAGTTCTTCGACCGCGCGATCGAGGCCATGGGTCTCGATCCGGTGAAGTTCTCCAAGTCCTACCAGGACTTTTTCGCCGCCCAGCAGATGAGCGCCGACGACAATGTCGCCGGCGCGGTTACGGCGGCCGCGCAAGGGGCCAAGCGCCAGGCTCTGTTCCAGGTCGGCGGGCTCAGCCCCACCGCGCTGGGAGAGATTCTGGCCGCCCAGTTCGGCCGCTCGGTGCCCCAGGCGCAATCGCTCGCCGACACCGCGATCACCGTATTCTACCGGTCCATCGCCGCCAAGGGCTACGACGAAATCCAGCGGACCCAGTCTGCGAAGCTCCGCTACAGCTACTACGGCCCCGACGACAAACTCACTCGCCGCTTCTGCCAGGTCCTGATCGAGTCCGGCCGCACTTACACCCGGGCGCAGATCGACGCCATGTCCAATGGCCAGTTGCCCAACGTGTTTATCACCGCGGGCGGCTACAATTGCCGGCATCAATGGGCGCTCAGTGCCGAGGCTCCCTCCACCAAGGGCAAGGATCTCCGGTCCGCCACCACCGTCCGCCGCGAGATCGAGGCCACTGCCAGAGCCTACGATGCGTTGATCGAGGCCCAGAAGTCCGCGGTCAGAGATCTTTCCGCCAGTTCGGCTCCGGCCGACCAGGCGGCGGCCAAGCATGCCGCTCGCGCCCTGCGCCGTTTCACCCAGGCCAAGGATGAAGGCATCCGGTCAGTCCTCTACGCCGAGAAGGAGGCTCAGCCGGACATCGTCTTCGACGCGGAGTTGCATCCATCCACGCGGCGCGCCTGGCTGTCGAAACTACGGCAATTCTCCCGGCTGGCCGGCTCCGGCGCACCGGTAGATGGGGAGACCGTACTCGTCACCCGGAGCGACACTGATCGATCGGCCTTCAAAGCGGCCGCCTGGCAGGGCAAAGGAGTGGTGGAGCTTGCGCCCGAGGGGGACGTAAGGGACGCGGTCCACGAGATGGCCCACTGGATGGAATCGCTCAGTCCGGACGTTCACGACGCCTGCGTCGAGTTTCTGGAGCGCCGCACCAAGGGAGAAGCGCCGGTATCCATGCGGGCGGCCACTGGAGATAAACGGTATGGGCCGGGGGAGCGGACCCGGCGCGATAAATTCACCGACCCTTACATCGGAAAGATCTACCCGTCGGCGGCCGACGGAAAACCGAGCGGTACGGAGGTCCTCTCCATGGGAATGGAAATGATGCAGGAAAATCCGCTCCAGCTCCTCGAAGATCCCGACTTTTTCGATTTCCTCTGGGGCGTGTTGCGGCGCAAATGACGATGGGGGACGAAGGTACCATGGAGATCTTCGCCGCTCGGGGAACACAATAGAAACGTCATGTCAGTGACCATCGAGTACAACGGCCAAACCGCAACCCTCGCGGAAGGCTCCTGGAAGTGTGCGGGAGACCGCGACCTCGAAGAGTTTCTGAACGACGCTCCCGGCAGCCTGGTCCGTCAATATCTCGGCTACACCTACAGCCCGGACCGCGAGATGTCCCGCGCCGAGGCCATCTGCGCCGAAGCCAAGGACCTCAACCGCAAAGCGCGGATCGTCAGCTTCTCGCCGCGCAAAAAAGTGAAGCTCGACCCGAACGTCATTTACTGATCCAGACGGCGCACTCCCGCAACGCCGCTCTGTCCTTCACCCTCATCTCATCGAGCCGCATCCAGTGCATGTTTTCAACGGCGTCCGCGCCGCCGCAGGCCAGCGGAATAACGTGGTCGATGACGTAGCCCGGACAGCGGCCCTTAATTAGGCCGGTGAGTGGGCACGGGTGAGCGGTTAGGAACGCGCGCCGCACCCTGGAGCTCCGCAGGATGCGTCCATGCGCGTCCCTGGGGCATGTTACACACCGGGGCTCGGCGAGGGCGGCAAGGCATAACACGAGAGTCAGAAGAGCAGCGGAGACAAGGCTAGGGTGCACTCGCGGCTTGTGATGATTCGGGGTTGTCGTCGTCATCATAAGGGGCCATCGGATCTGGATCTGCGTCCCGGATCTTCAAGACCGGAGACTCGGCCAGGAGCTTCGGATTCTCCTGGAGCCGTTCCCAGACCCAGTCAGTAATTGTGAAGTAGGAGACATCGACGTGTAACTTTGCGGGCGCCTCCAACAGTCCGCGGCGAGTCAAAGATCGGGCCGGCCCCAGGTCTTCATCAAACATGAGGGAGATCTGCAACGTGCGGGTCTGTTCGTCAAGGAAGCGCTTGAGCAGCCGCTTGTCGTCGCGGCCGAGGTTTCTGAGCGCGGTCTCGCGGGCGCTTCGCTCAGCTTCAACTCGCGCCGCAGTTTCCTCTTGATCACGATGTTTCTGCAAGGACTCCTCGCGCCGCTTCGTCCGGCGTCCCTGCCATTTGTAGAGAGAGTTGACGCACCACACGGCCGACGAGAAGAGGAACGCCATTATGAACCAGGGCTGGTAGGCGGGCAGCCCGCACGCGGCGGCCAGTCCAGGGAACAGCGTCAAGATGCCGGAAAGGGCGGCGATAACGAGCATAGTCTGAGGTGATCCCTTCATCACCCATTCGAGTAGTTTTGTCCAGTCCACAAGGGGCACCGGATTGTAAGTCGCCGGCACAGCCCAGATTCTCCCCAGGAAAGAACCGATGAGATTTCTTCCGCGGAAATAGCCGGGTTCCATTCACATCATGCCAGTCACATTCCGCGCCTTGCCCGGCGGCGGCGATCCGCTGTCGGTGGTGATCCAACTGCGCGAAGACATGAAAGTGCAGCAGGCGGATTTGAGCTATGCGCTGGAGCGCCAGAAGACGCGGATTCTTGATCGCACCACGATCCAGGGAGTCGACTGCGACGGCACCCTGTTCGCTCCGTACTCCACCAAGGGGCCGTATTATTACTATCCCGGAGGCCCTGGCGCGGGGAGAACCGTCAAGCAGCGCAAGAGCGCGGTCAACCGCCTGCTGAAGCGCACCGGAGGCATCGCGGAGATGCGCTCCGAATATCTCGGTAGCTCGTCAATCGGCGGCGTCAAGACCCGCTCGGGGCTCGGCATCCGCTTTGAATCCTACGCCGATTTCAAGGCCTCGCTTGGCCGCCGGGGCGTCGATCTCACCGGGCCACGCGCTCCGCATATGCTCCAGACCATGATGGTTCACCTGACCGGCCCCGGCGAAGGCGCCATCGGCATCTACGACCCCGAGAAGGCCGCCATAGCCGAGGGCCACCAGAACGGCGCCGCCCATCTGCCGCGCCGGGCCTTCATCGGCGCGGGCGAGCGGGATATCGAGGCGATCGCCACCGACCTGGTGGAACGCATTACCGCGCGGCTGATGCGCTGATCCAGAAAAACCACCCATGCCCCAAATCTCGAAGATCGCCCGCGACGCCGTCCGCCAGGTGCTCGCCGATCCGGACGCTGGATTCAACGCCGCCGCGGCCGAGGCCGCTCCGCTGTATGGGATCGATCCCCTGGCGATCGACTGGGACGGTGGCTCGCGGAATTTCTTCCAGGGCGCTCTCACTCCAGCCGATCTGGACCGCACCACGCCGGCGCAATACCCCTACGCCATGCTCTATACGCTCGCCAGCCGCAACACAGGCGAGCAGAAGTTCATGACCTTCTCGGGCGAGATCACCCTGGCACTCGACATCTATCTGTCCTGGCGCAAGACGTCGGCGCTCAGCGACTATGAGGACACCCTCGATGCCGTCGAGGACGTTGTCTACGGCGTCATCAACCAGGCCGACTGGAATCCCTTCGGACTGGTCTGGGACGGCGACATCGACTGTACCCGCGTCATGCTCGACGCCTCCGGCGGCCAGCACTGGCGCGCCGCTCTGCACTTCCGCATGACCTTCGAACTCCACACCAATTGAGGACTCTGCTAATGACCACCTATCGTTTTACCGGCGCGGAGGCCACGGTCGGCCGCGTCGAGCTGCGCCACTGGGGCCAGCGCATCGAGCTCGATGAACCGGCGGTCCAGAACGCCTGGTCCGGCGGCGCCGCCCTAATCACCCAGGAGGAGTACTCCGAAATCGGCTTTACGGCCGCACAGGAAAAGCGCTACGCCATGCCCGCCGCGCACCTCGAACCGGACCCCGAATTCGCGGCCATGAAACAGCGTGCCCAGCAGCTCGCCGCCGCCCACGTGGCCGCCGCACGTGCCGAGACGCAGACGCAGACCGGGGAGGAGAAATAACATGGCTTACGCATTCAATCGCAACGAACGCATTTACCTCCAAAACGAGGCCACCTACGGCATCATCCCCAACACCTCGGGCGCGGCTACGCTCACCGGCGCCAACTGTTGCCGCCACATCAAATGCGTCCTGACACCCAAAGAGGACATGCTCGTCCGCGAGGACAAAACCGGTTCACGCACTACCACTCCAGGCACCGCCGGGAAGCGCACCGGTTCCACCTGGTCGATCGAGGCGAGCATGGCCGCATCCGGCACTCCTGGCGTCGCGCCGGACTGCGATCCGGCCCTGCAGTCACTGTTCGGCTCGGCGCCTACCATCGTTCCTGGCGTGAGCGTGACCTACTCGATCTCCGACGCACCCAAGAGTTTCTCGCTGTGGGATTACCGCACTCCCGCAACCGTGATGCAGCGGGTGGGATCGGGCTGCCTCTCCAATGAAGTGACGGTGCAGCTTGGTCAAGGCGTGGCCAAAATCAACGCCTCAGGCCCGTGCAAGTGGATCGTCGATTCGGTCAATTTCTCGACGCTCGACAGCGTCGGGAAATCCGGCCTCTCCGCCTTCCCCGCTGAGCCGGCACTCAATACCATCGTCACCAATGGCGGCATCATCCCTGCCTACAAAGGCGTCGCCACCTGGGACAGCAACGTGCTCGCCACTCTGCGCACTTCCACTCTGCGCATGGTGGCCAACAACTTCACTGTTGACGATACCTTTGGTTCCGACTATGCCACTACCACCGAAGCCGATGTGCGCGACTTCAGCGTCGATTTGAACATCTACGACGACGACGGCTCCACGGCGGCCGATCTGTATCAGAAAGCCCTCTCGAAGACCCCCATCACGATCGTGAACCAGATCGGCGTCGTACCCGGCTCCATCTGGACCTGGACCATCAAGGGCGTCCAATTGGCACTCCCGGCGATCGTCGAAGGCCAGCGCCGTTGGACCGCCAGTTTCGGCGCGTCGCGAGCCTCGGGCTCCAGCCTCACCGCGCTCGACGAAGTCTCCCTGACCATCAGCTAACCAAACCAACCAACATGGCAAACTTCGAATCCAGCCGGCGCGTCGCGTCCAAGACGCCCGGCTATGAGGACGTGGTCTTCGTCCTCACCAAAATGACCGAGCGGGCGCGGATCAGGCTCAACCTGGCGCTCGCCGAATCCAAAGCCAAGTTGCGCGCGTTGCTCGCCGAGCGTAAGGAGCTGGGCGAAGATCCCGATGCAGAAGCCATCGAGACATTGGCCGAGAAGTTTGCCGAGGTCTCCAATCGGGAGGTCCAACCGGCCTGGCTCGCCTGGGGCCTGCGCGCGATCGAGAACTATTCGGTTGATGGCGAACCGGTCATCACCGCCGCGGACTTGGCCGGCGGCGACCCAGCACTGTACGCCGAAGCCTACGACCTGGTCCGCCGCGAGGCCGGCCTCTCCGGAGACGAACAAAAAAACTCGCCCTCGCCTACCACTTCTGGCGCACCGGATCAGGCGAAGACGAGCGATTCAACTGCGCCCTCCGCGAGCGAACTTGCTGTTTCGTAGAGCGCAACTGCCCCCGCTACTATCCGGCCGCCGTCTCGACAGACCGGGCCCCCTCCTGGGAGGCCCGCTACGAGACCGAAAAGGGGACCGCCTACTTTATTGACGGCCTGACCGCCGAGGAGTGCCCGGCCTCGCTGATCTCGCCGCGCTCCATCGAGCTGGTGCAGATCTTCTCCCGCGCCGGACACGCCCAGCGCGCCTCCGGCGCCGCGCTCTTCGGCCCCGACCTGGGCCGCTGGCCCGGTTGGGCGGTGGACACGCTCGTGGTGCTCGAAATCGAGCGCATTAAGGAACACAACGCCCGGATGGAAGCCGAGGCCGCCGAAAGATCCCATGGCTAATCGCAGCGTCGAACTCAACGTCAAGGTCATTGCCGAGGGCCAGGCCCAACTCGACCAAATCGAGAAATCCACGCGCGGAGTCGGCGCGGCCAGCCAGGCGGCCAACACCGACCTGACCCAGCTTGAAGCGACGATCAGGACGCTCATTCAATCCAACCTGGCGCTGCGCAGCTCCATTGAAGCGAACACCACCGCGCTCGGCGAGTTCGAGGGCGCGGCCGGCGGCGCGGGGCGCGCGGCCGGGGGCATGGTTGGCCAGACCGCCGCCGCTTCCGCCGCGTTGCGTGCCCTCGATGGCAACCTTACCCTTCGCTCTGCGGGCCGGTTTCTGGGTAGCATCCAGGGCATCGGTGCCGCGCTGCAGGCCGTATTTCCAGTGATCGGCGCCCTGGCGGCGGCGGATTTCATCGTGAAGGGCGTCGAGTCTCTATGGGAGCTCGCCCAGGCCTGGGATCCGGTGATCCAGGCCGAGAAGAAGGCAACCGAACACATTAAGGAACTGACGGACGAATATAAAGGGCTCGTCAAAGAGGCCCAGCACCTCAAATACGAGGAGGCTGAGCGCGAGCACGGCCGGGCATACCGCCTGCGGCTTGAAGCGGGAGACAAACAGGGCGACGCCTATATGGCGCAATTCCGCGTTGAGCGGGCCCAGGCCGCCATTGACGCAGCCGCAAAGCGTGTGCGCGAGGGAGACCAGGGTCCTGAGCGCACCGTCAGCACTCCCTATGTTGGCGTAACGCATGTCGGTGGTCTGACAAGGGATGCCCGCGCCGCTCAGGCCAGCATGCCCGATCTTCAGCTCGAACTCGAAACCGCGCGCCAGCAACTCATGAATGAGCAGGGCGCGACCGACCTCCTCAAGGGCCGCGCTTCAGACGAAGCCAAGAAGAAGGCTCTCGAAGCCCAGCGCGAGCTGGATCGTGCCGAGCAGCAGGCCGCCAAGATGCTCGAACAGGCCCAACTCTCCCAGCTCTCCGGGATGCAGCGCTTGATTGCCGAGCGATCGATCGAGCTTGATCAGCTCGGTTTGACCAAGAAAGCCATCGAAGACCTCAACAAAGCCTACGGTCTGCGCGAGCAGAATGAGTTCAAGCGGATCCGGGAACAGAACGCCAAATCCCTCGACACCGGCGTCGGCGGCTTCGACCCGCTCCAATTCGCAGCGGCCGGTCCGGGCGCGGTTCAACAGGCCAGTGCGCTGCTGGTCCTGTCTCAGATGCTGGGGCCGTCGCTGAAATCCGATACCTTCCAATTCACCCACTCCCTCGCCAAGCAGAACGCTCAGGACGCCAAGGACGTGGGCTCCCTCGGCCGCGCCCTCGACCTGTACGATGAGGCCGATGCGCGCAGCACCCGGCGCCAGGCCGACAAGGCCGAAGCATTCGCCAATTTGAACAGCGGAGGCGATCAGAAGGCGGCCATCGAATCGGCTTTCCAACTCCGCAAGCAGCTCGCCGAGCAGCTCTTCGAGATCGAGACGCGCCGGCTCGGCCGCATCGACGACGAGGCCGAGCGCGAAAAGGCGATCGCTAAAGCCAAGCTCGACTCCGAAGACCAGCTCGACAAGTTCCGCACCGAGCGCGAGCTGAAATTCGCCGAGCTGCGTAAGAAGAACATCGAGGAGGCCGCCAACGAGGCCCGGTCGCTCGCCGGGGGCCTCTACTCCGCCATGCGCGGCGGCTCGGGCGGCCTGCGTAATTTCTTCATGGGCCAGGCCGACCAGATCGGCAAGACCGCCTTCGAGAACCTCGCCGGTCCGCAACTCCAGAAAGCGCTGCAGGGGTTGGCCGGCATGAACATCGGCGGACCGCTGAACTCCATCTTCAAGGGCACGATCCTCGATTCCTCCCACGCCATCTCGCCCGAGATCGCCTCCCGCGACCGCAACACGGTGGCCGTCGATACCCTGACCTCGGCAATCAGCGGCGTACCGGTGGGCTCTGGCACCGTGCCGCCGATAGCCTCCGGATCATCCGGCTCATCGTCCCCGCTGTCCATCCTTCCCTCCCTGCTCAGAGGAGGAAGCTCTGCCAGCAGCCTTCTCGGCGCGCTGACCGGCGCCGGCGGCGGAAGCGCGGGCAGTCTCTTCGGCGCGCTGGCCAGTTCAGGCGGCGGAGGATCGCTCCCCAGTTCCGGCGATGCCGTCATCGACGCCGTGATGAAGAGCAACCTCTCTCAAATGGACTCCATCTCGGCGCCGCAGGGCTCCTGGTGGCAGCAGAACGGCGGCGCGGTGGGACGCGACATTGCCGGCGCAGGTATGACCTATGCCGGTATCCAGGACATTGTGCACGGAACCGCCTATGGCGGCGCTCGCGGCGCGCTGGGGACCGCCGCCGGCATCTATCAAACCGGCGCCGGCATCGCCGAGATGGTCCCAGGCGGCCAGGAGTTCGCCGCTGGCCTGCAGCTCACCTCGATGATCCTCCAGGGCGTCAAAGCCATGTTCGGCGATCCCAAGCAGCAGCGGCAGACCCAGATCCAGCAGTTCATGCAGCGCAATCAGTATCTCCGGCCGCCTTCGATCAACCAGACCGTCGATCAGTACGGCATGCAGGCCGGTTACGACGCCATGGGGCAGGCCCGCTCGCTCGACTTTGCGGGCTTCCCGGTCGATATCACGCCCACCCAGTACGACAAGTATTGGAACGTGCTCCCCGGATCGGTCTCGACGCCGACGGGGCCGGCCGTCACGGTCAACGTCAACGCGCTCGATTCGCAGTCGTTCATTGACCACCACCAGGACATCGGCGATGCCCTGGCTACCGCGCTCAACAATGGCCACGTCGTCTCGAGCGTGATTCAGCGGACGGTGAACCCATCGTGATCAGCGGTATGCATCCTTGCGGTCGGACACTTCGAAGATGACCAAATAGCCTTCGTCGTAATAAAAGCAGATGCGCCATTTCCCGACTCTGAGCCGGAAATCGCCATCGCTCCCTTGGAGTTTCTTGACCTTTCCGATGCCGGTGTAAGCGAATTTCTCGGCAGCCTGCACTAAGTGCTCTTTCAGGTCCTCATCCTCGAAGCTCTCGATATTTCGGTAGCCGCTCGGATCGAAGCAGACGCCTCGGATCATGACGAACGGCGCCGCCGCCATTCCTCAACGGTGATTCGCGGGCCGCGTTCGGCGCGGGCAGATTCCGTCTTCGGGTCGAGCGCCAGCGCAAGCGTCTCGGCGCTGTCGGAGAATTCGTCCTGTGCCTCGAAAAGGAGAGCGTTGGTTCCGGGTTCCGCTGTCAGGGCCTGGAACTCCTGCGCCACATCGAGGGCTTGGCGGCAGATGTTATTGGCCTCGTCGCGGTCAGAGACATCGAGATCGTCGAGAAACTTCCCCGCCGCGGTGGCGGCCTCGATGATTTGCCCTTCGTGACCGGCGGCATGGCGATTGAGTAGCTTGTCCAGCCGGTATTCGGCCAACAGATGTAACAGCGCGTGCAGGTGCACCAGCCATTCCGCGCGCAAAAGCGATGTGGGCGACGCCATGGCCCCATCTTACCTCTCAGTATTTCCATGCCGGCCACATTCCCCACCCTCTCCAGCGGTAGCGGCTCGATCCGCTATCCGCTCAGCCGCTCGAAAACCTATGTCACCGGACTCCACCGTTTCGGCAACGGCAGCGAGCAACGCTGGAAGTCGGTGGGCGCGCTGCAGCGGCCGCTCGAGATCCAGCTCCGCGGCCTGGACGGGTACAACCTCTCGCTGGTCCGCGAGTTCTTCCGCTCCATGAAGGGCGCCTTCGATTCCACCTGGTCGATCACGCTGGGCGCCGCGACCTATCCCAACTGCGCCTTCGACCAGGACGATTTCTCGCCTGTCGAGCGCAAACCGAACCTCTACGACCTGACCCTGCGCATCGTCCAGACGCACTCCTAAACTACATGCCCACTTACTTCCCCCCGCTGAATTCGCGCGGCATGCTGGTCCAGCGGCCCTACCAGACTTCGCACAGTTACTCGACCATCCGCGAGGACATGCCCATGGGCCGCCGCTATGCCTTCGAGCAGTTCGGCAACGGCCTGGCGCGCTTCCCCTCCGAGCCGCTGGCCCGCTTCGACCTTCAGTATTCGAGCCTGACCGACGACGAGCTCGCCGCGCTCGAAGCGTTCTTCGATGCCATGGCCGGCCGCTTCGGCCCGTTCACCTTTCTCGATCCCAACGGCAACCTGGTCGCGGCGTCTGAGAACTTCTCCGATGCGAGCTGGCAGTCATACTCGGCGAGCCCCGGATCTTCCGCCTCCGATCCCTGGGGCGGAGCCCGCGGTACCTCAGTCTCCAGCTCGGGTTCGAACTCAATGCTCGCCACCGCCGTGCTCCCCGACGGCGGAGCGGCGGGATTCGTCCTGTGCGGCTCGGTGTGGGTGCTGGCTCCCGCGGCGCAGCAGCTCGCCATCGGCTTCATCGACTCCAGTTTCACCCTGCTGCACTCCACCACCTGGAATCTGCCGGCGAACTCCTGGACGCGCATCTTCGACACCCACCAGCTCGCCACCGCCTCCTACATCCGCCTGCTGATCGGCGGCCTCGGCACCTGGTCCGGCCAGACGCTGCGCCTCTTCGGCGCTCAGTGCGTTCCCACGCTGGGCCCCGGCGCTTATGCCAAGACGCCCGGAAACTACGGCCTCCATCCCAACTGCCGCTTCGACACGGACGCGCTCGCCATCAACTACCAGGCCCGCAACCGCACCGCCGTCCGCGCTCCCATCGCCGAGTACTTCGTGAATTCCTGACCTCCTCGCAAGGCCGGAAGTCTCCGCATTCTGACTTCTGGCTCCTGACTTCTGACTTCCTGCTTCACTAATATGCCCGTCGGAACCATCAACCAGGCCAAGGATCTCGCCCAGACCTACCAGCCGCTTCTGCTGGCCACGCTCACTCTGAGCGATTCCACCGTCTGGAGATTCGCGACTCACGGCCTCACCATGGCCGACTCGGGATTCCTCTATCTCGGCAACGCCTACCTGCCGCGCATCACCAACCAGAACATCGCCGCCATCCAGGCCTTGAGCAGCCAGGGCATCGACACGCCGCCCACGGTCACCCTCAAGCTCTCCGATCCGGACCGGTTTCTGTTCAATGCCATCGAGCGCACCGGGCCCGGCGCTAAGGGCGCGCGCATGGTACTGACGTTCTGCTTTTGGAATGTTGGCGCGAACGACTTCAGCTCCAACCAGCAAATCGTGTTCTCCGGCACGTGCGATGCCGGGCGGCTGCAGGGCAAGAGCTTCACCGTCGCCGCGACTTCGAAGATGAACATGCAGCGCATCCTGCTGCCTTCCGCTCCGGTACAGAAGTACTGCGGCTGGTTCTTCCCCGCCGCGGCCGCCGATCGCCAGGCCGGCGCAGACGATAACA